ATATCTCCTTTTTAATTAGTATTGTAGATCTCCAAATGCTTCCCATGTATATGTGTAACTACTATTTATAGATGATAATGGAGCATTTGATATACCTGTACTATTGATATATTGTGTAGATCCTGTAGGATAAGATCTATTTGATGTAGCTGCATGATAATATAATCCATAAGTAGTATAATTTGTAGATGATGTACCTAAAGAATTAGTAGTAGTATATGTACTAACTCCTCCAACCTAAATTAAGTGTAAGTGTAGTTACAGATCCTGCATGTGATCCAGTCGCATATTTAGTTGTAGTTCCTGCAGGGATTCCTCCAACGCCAGCAGCATCTATTGCTGCTATAATGTCTGATACGCTTTGGTTTCCCCCTACTGTTACACCTTGCGATTCTAACTCATCAATGATTCCTGTTAATTTTGCACCTTGACCTATTATATTTGCATGTTTAGCCATGATTTATATTCCTCCTTTAAATTAATGTTTTATACATATTAAAATATAATTATTTTAATAAATTTTATTATATGCTAGTTTTAGTTACATATACAGTAATCGGAACATCAATACTTTCAGTAGTATCAGATGTAATAGTTACTGAGCCATCTACATATGAAGCACTCCAATCACCATCTTTATCACCTTCTGGTTGAACATCAACTTTACAATTATTTTCTTTAATAAATGCATCATTTACTGTAAGTTGAGTTGTAGAAGCTAAAAATGTAGCTGATATAGCTTTAAACATAGCTTTTTCTGCTATTAGATTTGTTAATGTTGTAGCTAAATTTGGATCGTTACCTAAAGCTAAAGCTATTTCATTTAAAGTATCTAAAGTTCCAGGAGCAGAATCTACTACACTAGCTATTTTTGCATCTATTTCTGATTCACTTAAAGCTCCATCGATCATCGATACTGGATGTGATGATGGATGTACATAGTTCTCAGAATTAGATAATTTATATTTATCATCCCAGCTAAATGCAGGATATGGATAAAATACTGATTCTAAACTATCATAAACTAATATAACTCTTCCGCTTAATCCATCAGCTGGAACATTTACTATAGGACTAACTGAAATAACTATTGGAATTGCAGCACTACCATCAACAGATACAGTGCTATTTCCAGTATTAGCTGATACAAAATTAGCACGTATTATATCTCCATTATCACCATCGAATGTTCCATCAGTATTAATTGTATAATTATTTGTCCCTGAAGTTTCTAAATATCTTACTCCAGGCATAACATCACTATCAAGTTTCTCATCTAGCAATGTATCTCTAATAGGGATTAGATCACCTACATTATAACTCATTTGTACTCACCACCTCTAAAAATATATTGCCACTCTTGACAACAATTTTATATTTTTGTCCAGGAATATCTTGATCTTCAATTATAACATCAGATACGATATTAGTATCATTCCATCTATCTTTGTCCATTTGTGTAACATGAACAATATTATCATTAATATGATCATCAATAATATTTTTTTCATTTTGTGTTGTATGAATTTCAGTATTATTCATATGGGCATTAGATCTATATTTAAGGTGTGAAGGACTATTACTTAATTGCTCATCTCCAACACTTGCTAAAGATATCATAGATCCATCTATATAATCATATATTTCTGGAGCATGAATATTTTTAAGTAATAATAAATCATAACTCCAATCACTATGCCAAGGTTCACTTTCTAAATTAATTATAGTATGACCATCTAGTTCATATTCTATTCCTAATGTTTTATATATACCTCCAATATAAACTTGAAGTAAATCATTTTCATTAGTTGCATTAAATTCTGGTATAATTATTTCAATAGAATTTGTATCTTGCCCAATTAGACTATTTTGCCTATATGATTTAATCATAAAATTAGATGCTGCTTGTCCAACTTGGATATTTGTAGCTCCATCTGTTGATTTGACATATATTGCACCAGCATCCATGTCTACAATAAGTTCTCTAGGTTTAGCTATACTTTCTAGATCATATGGTAATGTCAAAACAGCTAATCTAGTATCTATCATTATGAATACCTCCTTTACTTTAATTTTTAATTATATGTTAAATATATCTATATTAGTTCTTGTCTAGGCATAGGATTAATTGCTGTAACACTAGCATCTATTTCTATGACTTGAGTATCTGATAATGACAACACAGATCTATCTAATCTACCATGTGTAAAATATATTTTAGAATTAATACTAGATAAACTTATCATAAGATTAATATAATTTATAGTATTATTAGGTATTTCTTCACGTTTAGAATGTAATCTAATCCATCTTTTTTGTGGTATATCTTTTAATAAAGTATTACCATCAGAATCATGTAATGTAGTTATATCATACATACTAGTTTTAGTATTATTAAATCCAACAATTTTAATAGTATCTTCTTCAGCATCATTAGGTATATCAAGCCATACATAAATTCCACTACTAAAAGCATCATTAGAAACTAATGTAAATAATTCTTTATATATTATATTAATTTTACCAATATCATTTGTTTTAGTAATGCCTGTAATATCCTCAGATGATTCAAATGGTGTAAATTCTATAACATTTAAATTTGCATATTCGGCACCATCTAATCCATGTATGATTATATCATTTGAAGCTATTTGTGGTCTATTTATAAATTTTTCTAAAGAATGTTCAACCAATGCATAATTATAAAAATGAGATGTATCTAATACATCTATATCTTCTAACCAATGTTTACTCAATACTTCATATTGAATTTGTTTTTCACTAAACATTGAATTTTTCATATTTGGTTCTATATCTGTAATAATGGTATCCTCTATTCCATGCAATAATTTTAAACTATCATATGGTAATCGTCTATTATACAAACACCAAATATCCGTAGCATCACAGTAAAGATCGAATACATCATCTCTGTAATCAATATTTTTAATCAAAGTTACATTATCTAATGTTTGAATATCATAAGTAACAGCAAATCCTATACTTGATAATTTTTTAAACCATTTTTCTGATATTCTTTTTCCATTAATAAATAATGATACGCTTTTAGAAGTTATAGGAAATCCTAATATATCTCTATTATCGAATACTATTAAGTTATTATCTGGTAAATGAGGTATATATGTTTCAGATATAGGCTCTGGTAAATAAAACACATCAACAGTATCCCCAACATTTAATTTATATTCTAATAAAAGATAATGCTTTGGTATTGGAAGATCTTCCCTTGTAGGGATATACGTATTATGAATAACATCTAGCCTTCTACCATTTACATACACTAAATAATGATCAGGATTTTTACAATATAAAAATTCATTATCTAAATAAATATAATGGATATTAGCATCATAATCTACAGGAGTGAATTGCATTCTTCTAAATTGTCTAGAAGATACCATTTTGATTTGTTTACCATAATAAAATGGATCTAATTCATATGATATCATATTATTATCTTCATCAATAATATTATAATCAACTTTATATTGTCTACAAATATTATCATTTAAATTAAAATCATGATATTTTGGAGTGATTGAATAAAATATTCTATCTGATTTATTTATAGTACATCCATCGCCTCTAATAATACCAGGTTCATCTATTCGTATATCAATTGTTTTATTAAATATATTTAAAAAGAATTCTATATCAACTACATCAGTATCATTCAATTCAGAAGAATCAAAAATAATTGTAAAGTGTTCAGCATATTCATTAATATATGCTGGTGTATATAATAATCCATTAAAATATATAATTGCTTTATTATTTAATGATTCTTTTATATCTTTGGATACATTGATTTCGTAATATCCATCCTCTCTCAATACTCCTATTTCTTTAATTTCTGATCCAGAATAAGATATAATCTTATTTTTTATATGATTATTAAAATAATCATCAAGTAATTCACTATTATAATTAAACACATCAGAAAATAATTTTTCCATATTTTCTTCATAATTTAAAGATGTATCTTGTACCATATTAAATATCTCAAAAATTTTATCAGCATATATTTTTCTAGTACTAAATTTATCTAGATTATATCTAGATAACTTATATGCATTATCAATAGAATCCCATGTTTTTGTATTATGAAATAACTTAAATATATATGAATCTTCAAATGGTTGTAAATCTCCCATATCATTAAAAATCTTAACTACATCATTAGGGTTTAATAGATAATTATCTTTAAATACTAAATAATTTTCCTTCCAAAATCTATGTCCATCAAATTCTGGAAAAGGATCCTCCATAATACTTGCAGGTCCTTCTGCATAATATATATGCTCTCTAATATTATTTATAAATGATACATTATTAATTATTAATGGCATCATTTCATATTCTTCATTAGTATATACCATTCCATTATGCATTATAAATATAGTATTATCAGTATATTCATTTGAATATTCCACATTCATATTAAATAATAAAGTTCTAATATTAGAAAATTCTCTACGTCTATTATAAATAGATTTAATTTTAATATAATAAATTTCTGAATTAACTGAATATATTTTTAATAAATTAGATTCAGAATATTCTGAATCTGTATTAAATAGATTTTCTGTAATATTAATATTTATTATATTATTAGTATATGAAAAAGATAAACTATTATTATTTAAATTAATCCCTGTGATATTATTGCCAGATGATTTTATTTCTAATATTAACCCATCATTAAATTCCATTGGAACTTTTGGAATTCTTATATTTTCTATAGAAGCTACAGGTGTTGATGTATTTTCTAAACCAATATAGAAATCATATTTATAAAAATTAGGAATTTCTAAATACATATATCTGTCATCTGATATAACTCTTATTTTTTTAGGGTCTATTACTTCATCATCTATAAATAATAAAAATGGATTAATATCTCCAGAATTAATTAAATCAGATAATAACCCATCAAATGGTTTTCTAAAACTTCCTCTTTTGATATCATATATATTATTAACTTTAAGAAGTAATTCTTCTGTAGAATATGTTTTTTCTAAATATTTATATTCTCCAGAAGTTACTTCAGTTATATTTAAATCAAATAATTGTGGAATATTATATTTTTGAGTATTTAATAGATTATCATAACTATGCATTTTTAAATTCGTTATTAATTTTTTTGCAAGTTGTCTATCGTAATTAATCATTTAAATACCATCCTTTTTTTTAATTAAATGTAGCTTCACCTATAGACATAATAGTTCTAGTAAAATCTACTAAACGAGAACCAACTATTTTCTCTATAGTTTTCTGATTATTGATATATGCACCTACATATACATCTGTTAGCATTGTTGCAAAAGTTGGAAACATTTCCAATCCAAATATTGTGCAATGATGATACATATGAACCCATTTATCAGTAAATGCTTGTGTATCTAGATTAGATAATTTTAATATTTTATTTAAACCATCTATAAATGTTTTAAAATTAGTATATAAATCTTCTTCATATATATTCATTACTGATATTTGAGAATCTGCAATATTTGATATCTTTTTAGGGATATTGATAGCAGATGATGAATTTGGATCTAATTGTAATACATTTATTGTATAGAATCTAGCTGATAAATACATTATCTTAGCTTTCATTTGTTCATCTACAGAAACTTTGTATAATAAATCCATAATATTAGTAAATAATCTAGCATAAGCTTCTGTTCCGTTAGCAGTTAAAGATGAGTTATTTATTAACCTTCTTGGATCCATTACATATAAATAATTTGTCATTGCTGATAATATTCTACTAATAAAAACATCTATTCCATTTTGTGTATATACAACCCATTCTCCGTTATCATTTCTTATAATATCTGATATGTCTATGAATATTTTTATTGCATTATCATTTCTTGCATCTCTTCCAGCAAAAGCTTTAAAACTCTTAGGAGCAGGTTTAGCTGGTTGACTTACTAATATTATATTATTATTATTTAACACATTAACTATAGCACTACTTTTTTGTCTTTTCTTTACAGAATATATTATATCTTTAAAATTATCATCTGTTTTATCCACTCTAGGATATTTCATCATAATCTCATATATTATACTATCATAATCTGATTTAGAATATATATACGATTCTCTAAATGATTTGGCATTTGTTCTATTCATTTTTATCCTCCTATTTTTTTTATATTATAATTATTATTATTATGTTCAATATATAAAAAAGTACACTATGCTTAACAAATATGTATACAATAATATATTAAGGAGAATATAAAAATGAATATATTAAATAATATTACAGTTAAACCAGATATTGCTAATACACATTATGAATTTAATAATAATAAAGTCCCAAGAGTTACTCATATATTATCGAGTATGCTTCATGAAGATAGTTTGATGTTCTGGGCTAATTCACTTGGGTGGAAAAGACAAAGTTATTCTAAGACATTAAAAAAGGCTGCATCAATTGGAACTTTTGTACATGAATATATAGAGTCATTTTTAAGAGGAAATGAAATTGATTTAGAAGTAGTTCCTATTGAATTAAGAGAAGAGGTATCATATGGATTTAAAAGTTTTATATTATGGTATAAAAAATTAATTAAAAATAATGAAATAGAAATTATTAATATGGAACAGCAATTAATATGTGAATGGTATGGAGGAACATATGATTTATTAATAAAAATTAATGGTAAAGTATATCTTGTAGATTATAAAACGTCAAAGCATATAGGATATCGATATTATATGCAGCTTAGTGTATATAAAGATTTATTAGAAAGAGATATTAAAATAGATGGAATTATAGTATTACAAGTAAGTAAAGAATCTATAGGTTATAATGAATATATCTTATATTCAGATAATCCTCTACATGCTGAATATATGAATAGTTGTGTACAGACATTTAGAGGTTTAGTTTATTCATATTATGGAAGATTACACTTAGAACAAGAAGCTAATAATATAAATTTCAAGCAATTAAATTATTAATATTAGGAGGATTTTATGATATTAAAAGTATATAAAAAATATATAAATTCTCTAAAAAGTAATATGATATATAAATATATATTAAAAAAATTATTATTTATGTATTCATATCTATATAAAACAAATATTTCTTATGTTGATATTAATATAGTATCTATGATATTTAATTTAAGTATTCTGACAAATAAATCTAATATTGATATACATGCAGATATAAGAGAAAACAATAGTATAAGAAGTGTTAATATAGATATGGGAGATTATAATTGTATAATTAAAGAGAATATGTATAATACATATTCTATATCTATAAATTATAATATAAATGATTATATTCAAATAATAAATAATTATTGCATGTCTTGTGAGAATACTAATATACTTACATGTAATGATATATTCAAATATAATTTAAAGCATAATAATTATATTTTAAGTTTACAAATTAATAGAGAATTAATGTATATATTAAGAATGATATTAAAATAAAAAGGAGATGGATAATGCTAGATTGCCCATTTAATATAGTAGATAAAAATGATGGTATAGAAAGATCTATTAATGAAATATCGTATAGAAAACAAATAAAAAGATTACCAATTATTCATGTATCTATTGCAGATTTACATTTCGGAGCAATGGATCCAAAATATCAATATGACATTCTTTATAATCAATTTATTTCAGTTATAGATACAATTCATTTCGATTTGTTAACTATAAATGGTGATATATTTCATCATAAATTTATGTCTAATTCTGATGTAGTATTATATGCAATGAAGTTTATAGATGATATATGTAACGTATGCAGAAATAAACAAAATAATCCTACAATTATAATTCTTAGTGGAACTAAATCACATGATGCTGGACAATTAAAATTATTTTACCACTATATAACAGATAAGAGTATTGATATACGTATAGTAGAACAAGTTAAATTTGAATATGCTCAAGGAGCTAAAATATTATGTATTCCTGAGTTATATGATATGGGTCAAGATTATTATAATTTCTATTTAAATCAGTTTTATGATTTAAGTATAATGCATGGAGTTTTAGATGGTGCTATCTATCAAGCAGAGTCACAAGAGTCTGGTTTACACTCTTCAAGAGCACCGTCATTTAAAATGAGTGATTTTCAGCATAATCAAGGATATATATCTGCTGGGCATATCCACACCCCAGGATGTCTTAAAAAACATTTTTATTATAATGGATCTCCATTAAGATGGCAATTTGGAGAAGAACAAGATAAAGGGTTTATGATATTTCTATATGATCTTGATTCTGGAAGTTATACTATGCAATTTATACCAGTACAATCTAAAATATATAATACAATAAATATAGATAATCTATTGGACCAAGACCCATTAAAATCTACACTATATATAGATAAATATAAGAAGGAAAATAACATAGATTTTTTAAGACTAAAAGTGACTGATTTGTCTTCTGAAGATCGTTTGAGTAATATAGATATAATAAAAAAATACTACCGAAACAACACTTTAGTAAAAATAAATATTGACCGTAAAATAAGTCAACAAATTAATCTTAAAGAAGTTGAAGAGGAAAATAAAGAATTAGAAGAATATTCCTTTTTGTTAGATAATTCATATACTTCTCATGAAAAATTAGTTATGTATATCAATCATGAAAAAAAATATGAATATATTACGTTAGATGAATATAAAAAATTATTAAACGACATATGATAGGATGGTATAATTATGATATCTATAGATAGACGAGACAAATATAAACAGATGGGCAAATCTCAAATTAATAAATCAAATAAAGTCATTGATATAAATTTTGATCTAGAGTCTTTAAATTTAATGTGTTTATATATCGTATCTGAGAACGCTTCAGTTAGACGTTCACATTTAATAAATATGAGAAATTTATTTAATGCATTAAATATGAATGCATATATAAATGATGAGTCAAAAATTGATAGAGTTCGTTTTATAACAAAAGGATTAGATGCTCGGTTAGATGCTAATTTGAAAAATCCATATTTAATTATAAAATATATTAATGGTGGATTAATGGATGATAATATTATTGATCTAGATAATCTTAATCATAAACTTTCTAATGAAGAAATATTATGGATAGATAAAACTATTTCAGACTCATTAAACTATAGTTTTATGTATAATAATATTAAGAATATGAGAAATATTATAACAAAATTTGAGTCTGAGGATTATAGTAGTAAATCAGAAGCTGTTAATGAATATAAAGAATTTATTAAGCAATCAAACAACAGTATTAGACAAACTAGAATAGAAGATAAATCAGAAGCAATATTTTCATTAATACTGGAATGCAAGGACTTAATGAGATGTTTGGTGGAGGTCTATATAGTGGTAGAACATATATGTTTTTTGGATTATCTGGTGGTGGAAAATCTATAACACTATTACAATTAGCATACCAAATAAAGAAATATAATAAAAAAATAAAAACAAAAGATCCAAGTAAAAGACCATGCATTGTATTGTTAACACAAGAAAATACAGTGAAAGAGTCAGTTGAAAGATTATTTAATATGACAGTTACTCAAGAAAATATTAGAAATTTCGATGCAGATGAAGTATATAGAAGATTAAAGCAAGACGGAGAATTATACCTTAATGATGAGTCTCCAATTGATATAATTATTAAATATAAACCAAGTAAGTCTATTGACACTACTTATATGTATACACTAGTAGAAGACTTAGAGGATGAAGGATATGAATGTATATTATTCATTCATGATTATATTAAGCATATCAGATCTGCTTATGCACAATCTGATATTAGATTAGAGTTAGGACAAGTTGCAATGGAATATAAAACATTTGCAGCATTGAAAGATGTTCCTTTCTTAGGAGTATCACAATTAAATAGGGATGGTGCACGTACTATAGACGCTGCCGCTGAAAATAATAAATCAGACTTAACAAGACTTTTAGGTAGATCAAATGTTGGTGAGTCTATGTTAATGATTGAAAATTTAGATTGGGCGGGTATAATTAATATAGAGAGAGATTATAATGGAATTTTGCATATGGTATATAAGAGAATTAAAATTAGATATAAATCGTCTCAAAGAGATTATATATGTCAACCATTTAAACCTGATAGTACAATAGCATTAATGGAAGATTTATTCTTAGACATACCTATATTTAAAGAGTCATTAGCTATGCCTAGAGAGGGTATAATGAAACAAGGAATGGCTACTATTAATAGAAGAATTGTATCAAATGGAAATAGAAATGATATTAATGATATATTAAAAACTACAGAAAAAACAAAGTCAGTTAGAAATATATTTGAAGGATTTTCTAGTAGTAAATCTTTAGTAAAATCTAATTTATTTGAACCGTTTAAAATTACTGGATAAAAATAAGAGTATACCATATTAGGTATACTCTCTTTTATTTTGATTTTAAATAATTTTTATTTATATTTAAATATTCTTCTTCTGCATTAAGTATTCTACCTATTATATTTATATTATCTGGATGTATTAATTTAACTTTTCTAAAATTAAATTCTTTAGTATTGTTAATATTATTCATAATCATTATTAAAAAATAATAATCAGTATATCCATATATATCATATGCTAGTAATCTAGGCTTATATAAATATTTATTATATTCTATTTCAGTTAAATTTACTTCTATAGCATTATCATTCAATTCATCTATATAATCATATATTACATTGTTTATTGATAAAAATAAATTTTTATTATCTGTTATATTATCTTGTATAGATGATTTAGCATAAGAAATATCTATATTTTTTCCAGCATTAATAAAACTTGATATTGTATATGTCTGTGATGGTTTCATCTTTAATACCTCCCTAGTACCTTAATATGATTAATATCATCTTCAATAAATGTAATAATTATTTTTTTACCTTTTAATACAATATCAGTTTCATTTACTTCTGAGGTAAACGTTCTTCGTATATGACTAGGTAAATCTATCATTAAATAATTAATTGTAGTTATACTATTTTTAGTCATTATATCTGATTTATTTTTATTTATTAAATTAGATTTAGATAATCTAGTATTCATTTCTATTTCTTTACCTTGTGGTATGTTTGGCATTAATATAGGAATTTGACATTTTAATTTTCCTGTTGAATTAATGTGAAAATCTTCAATAATTACTGCAATATGTGTTGCACTTAAATTTAAATTTTTTACAAATATCATATTAAACCTCCTTGGTAACATATTATTAATACAATGTTATACTATATAAAATAATATAAAGGGGATGATTATGTAATGGCTACAATTATATGTGAATCATGCGGGAAAGTTGACATCATATCGGAAGGTTCTAATTATTATTTTGTAAAAAATAATATAAAAATGTTTAAAGACGAATATGCAAATACTCATATTCTTTGTTCGAATTGTGTTCCAAAAACATTTAAAGATGGACGAAATAATGTATTAGCAAATTTAAGTATATTTGATAAGAGACATTGGAGTGAATATGGCGATATGAATAAAATATTAGAGGTATCTAAATTAGATAGTGGTAAATTTATAAATGCTAAAGATTATTTTAAAGAAGAATTAAAATGATAGATTTTAATAAAAAGCAAAAACATATTATAGATTTAGGTGTAAATCATTTACGTTCAAATACTGGTCCTCAAGTATTTGAATTTACTGGTCTTGCTGGTACTGGTAAATCTACTGTAATATATGAAATATTACGCCGTAGTGGTATATCAATGGATAGAGTCGTACCAATGGCATATATAGGTCAAGCCGCAATAAACATGAGATTAAAAGGTTTGCTCAATGCTAAGACTATACATTCACATATATATGAGCCTATAGAAATTCCTATAACAGATAGTAAAGGAAATATTATAATGGATCCATATTTTAATAGACCAAAATATAGATTAGAATTTATACCAAAAGAAGTTCATGGCGATGTTATGTTTATTGATGAGGCTGGTAGTGTACCATATCATATGAAAAAAGAAATAGAAGATCATGGTATCAAGATAATAGCTACAGGAGATATTGCTCAGTTGCCACCAGTTATGGATAAACCAGCATATCTTACTAATCCTAATATTATTCAGTTGGATGAAATTATGAGACAAGATGCAGGATCTAATATATTATATATTGCAGATAGAGCTAGACGAGGATTACCAATACATAAAGGAAACTATGGCAATGTATTAGTAATAGAACAAGAAGATCTAAATGATGCAATGCTTATGAATGCTGAAACTATTATTGTAGGAAAGAATAAAACTAGAGATAAATATAATAATCATATAAGAAGAAATATATTAAATATCAAATCATCATATCCAGTTATTGGAGATAAATTAGTATGTAGAAAAAATAATTGGAAAGTTGGTATAGATGGAATAAACTTAGCTAATGGTCTAACAGGAAGTGTTATAAATAATCCTAATGTTAGAAATTATGATAAAGATATTATAAACATTAATTTCAAACCATATATGCTTAATAACTCATTTGATAATCTAGATATAAATTATAAATATCTTACTAGTCCTCATAGTATACGTCAACAATTAAAAAATAGTAAATATATGAGAGGAGAACAATTCGAATATGGATATGCATTAACTACACATCTTGCACAAGGTAGTGAATATAATAATGGTATTTATATAGAAGAATATCTTCATCCAAGTATTCAAAAAAATCTTAATTATACTGGTATTACTAGATTTAAAAAATCTATGATATATGTATTACAACCAAGAAAAAAGTTTTATTAGTATTTGTAATATCTCTTATCTTTAATTATATATTATAATAATGAAGAATAATATATTGTATATTATTTATATATTTTAAAAGGAGATGGGTAAGATGATGATTGGTAATTGGATATATGATGAACATAGTGATATGAAAAACAAATATGGATATAAATATATTAGTAGTTATAATAATAATGTAGCTATAGCTACATTATTAAATGATAAAGAATTTCATATAGGGATTAATGGTAAACCCTTATATAAAGAGAAATATGATAAAGTATTTATGTATAATAATGGTATAGCTATAGCTATGTTAGATAATAAAATGTTTCACATAAATCTTAAAGGTAAACCAATATATAAAGAAAGATATGATGAAATTTATAATCATGATAATAGAAATACTGCTAGGGTTAAATTAAATAATAAATGGTTTCATATAGATCTTAATGGTAAACCATTATATGAAGAAAGATATGATTATGTAAGAGATTATAAAGATGGTATAGCTGAAGTTCAATTAAATAATAAATGGTTTCATATAGATCTTAAAAGTAAACCAATATATGAAGAAAGATATGATGAAGTGAATACATTTAATGAAAATAATATAACTATTGTTAAATTAAATGGTAAATGGTTTCATATAAATCTTAAGGGCAAGCCAATATCTAATTATAGATATGATTGGATTGGTGAATATAAAAATAATATAGCTCAAGTTAAATTGAATGATAAAAAATTCTATATAGATGTTAATGATAAACCAATATCTGAAGATAGATATGATGAAATTTATAAATATAAAGATGGTGTAGCTAGAGCTGAAATGGACAATAAAGAATTTCATATAGGTCTTGATGGTAGACCATTATATGAAGAAAGATATGATTACGTAAGTGAATATAAAGATGGTATAGCCAAAGTTAGATTAGATGGCAAATGGTTTCATATAGATCTTAAAGGTAAGCCTTTATATGAAAAAAGATATGATTATTTAAGTAATTTTAAAAATGGTATAGCTATAGCTATGCTAGGTTATAAGCAATTTCATATAAACCTTAAAGGTAAACCATTATATAAAGAAAGATATAATGAAGTGAGTACATTTAATGAAAATGGTATGCCAACAGCTATTGCATCATTAGATAATAAGTTCTTTCATATAAACCTTAAAGGTAAACCATTATATAAAGAAAGATATGATAGTGTAAGTGAATATAATAAAAATGGTATAGCTAAAGTTAGATTAAATAATAAAACATTTAGTATAGTCTATAATGGTAAACCATTATTTAGAGGAGATATTATGGAATAGACTTTTGTCTATTCTATATTTTTTTTAATTATATATTATATTAATGAAGATAAAGTAATTGTACTTTATCAGTATATTAAAACAGAGGAGTGATATAAATGGAAAATGAATTAAAAATGCCTTTTGAAATCGTAGAAAAAACACCCAGTAATATGGATTATTTAATCCTATATATTGGTGAAATGGATGGTGAAGAAGTTAAGTCATTTGAGATTATTGAAGGTCGTGAAAAAGCTTATGAATTTATTAAATCTATATTAGAATTTATAGATATAGAAGAATCTAAAGTTATTTCAGAAATAATGACATTAGAAGAAGCAGGCTCAGTAAAAGATTTTATGATAAGTATGAGAGAGTATTTTCCTAATGATACTTTTGATACTAGTGAATATTTTGAAGGTTAGAAGGGTGATGTAAAAATGGGAAGAAATAGTGAACGCAAAATAACATTTAATAGTAGATCGATGACTAATGATAATAGAGTTAGTTATTCTAAAGATGTAACTAAAGAAGAATATAATATGTTACTTAAAGAAGCATTAGATTCGTCATTATTAAAAGTACCATCTGAATTGGACAATGACCATCTTTATACTATGAAAGGTGATTATAATTTAGGAGATGGTATAGTAATTACATTTAATAAATTTATTAACAAAGAAGAATATACAGAAATGATAAATGCTATAAATGAATCATTATATCCTGATGATATAAATAAAGGATTAGGAGGTAATACAAATGGCAAAAAATAATAAAAGAAATACTGGTAGAAGTCATAACTATTTTGAATTTGAAAAAAATAAAAATGGTGAAAACTTCATGAAGAATAAGAATGCTAAAGATTTTATGTATGCTGCTGAGAGATTATTTAGAGAATTAGCAAAAGGTAAAATAGACGTTGTATATTATAATGAGTATTTTTCTGATCCTTTATTAATAGAAGCTTGTATACTTAAAGCTGATGAATTGTATAGGTTACATTTTATTTCATACATGGGAGTTAAAAATCTTATAGAATCAAATCAGATAAAAAGAATACAATTTGATTTAGATTTATACTCTAGTATAGCTGAAGATCACAGACTTAAATCAGAATTATATTATATTCTACTATCTGGATTTGGTGATTATAAATACAATGGAGCTCGTGCAGAATACATGATATCTATGGTAGCTGCCTTACAGCCATATAAATATAATATTTAACTTTGAACTATATAAGTAAAGTGAATTTTAAGGAGGGATAATTATTGAAAAAATTGAACTAATCCCGTCACGCCATTTTACTAAAAGATTAAAAAATAGGATGGGTATAAGTAAGCGTAAGGCTAAAGAATATTTAAATAAGGCACAACTTGATGGTATCTTCTTAGATGATACCATCAATTATAAATACCTACATAGGTATTTATATAAGCACATTGATAATGATGAATATGATTTAATATTATATAATAGATTTATTATTATATATAGTAAATTAACATTAGTTGGAGTAACATTATTATATTTACCCAACAAATATCATAAGTATGAGGATTTAATAAAAAAGAATAGGGAGAGGTGTGTATGCTATGAAGAAAATATCGATAGATGCATTTAAAGCATTGTTGGATTTATCAGACAAAGAATTTGTTAAGTGTAGTGCTTTTATGGATAATGGTAGAGTATTTGGGAATTCCCAAGATAGTGTAATACTATTTGATGATGCTAATGAAATGGTTTATTCAATTGATAGACCTAATTATGCAAAGAGTACTGATGTACCATTAATATCTAGTGGGGATTATGAATTTATTCAATATCTAGATATCCATATAGAAGATATTGAAAAATTTAAATCTATATTAGTTAAGTTAGATAATGAAGGAATTATTAATTCTTTACAATTGTTTAACTTGAGAGTATCATATAGAATATATACATTAGATGAAGCCAATGCGGCATTAGAAGATCTTGTTAATACAAATGTAGTTATTGAAGATAGTAATGAATATAACAATTTATTAACTTTGATAAAAACACATTGTAAAAAATAATATAAAATAATATATTAAACATAAAAGTAATTATATATTATATTAATGATTAAAATGAGTTATGTGTTCTTGGCCGATGTACAGGGTACCAAGAATACAATTCATTTTAGTAGTATATAATGTATGGCAAATTGTTGTCATACAGAATTTGTTAATTTAAATTAGGAGGAGTTAATATGAACAACTACAACAACTACAACAACTATGCATTACAATATGCTAATCAACAAAAACCATCAATGGTTCAATTAAGTGAAGAGGAAATTAAAATTCTAGAAAATTCTAGAAAAGATGATTTTTCAATTAAGTTAAGTAAAATTGATCAGATCAGATCTAAATGTCCTCATCGTCGTAATGGAGAGTATACACTTCATGCAAATAATGATGGCTCACATACATGTACTATTTGTGGAGAAACATTTGAATTAGTAGACTTGACAAAAGAAGAAGTAGAAATCAAAGTAAATGAGTTAATTGATATCTTACAAAGTGTTAAAACTTTTTACATGGATATCCCTACAAATATTTTAAATGATTATATGCTTATCATTGAAATGTTAAAGAAAACTCCAAAGTTATACGAATTTGCTGTAGAGAACTTCCAAAGATATGATGTTGGAATTCACAATAACAGACACGTTGGTAATAACGGATTTGCTGCTTTAGGTAACATTTTAGGTGGAGGAATGGGATTCCCTAATATGCCAATGAACAATCCAGGTGGTATGAATAATGGAATGATGATGGGACAACAATATGGTGGAATGCCAATGGGACAACAATATGGTGGAATGCCAATGGGACAACAATATGGTGGAATGCCAATGGGACAACAAAATAATGCATTCTATCAAAATAATGGTGGAGATCCTACTAGACAAATGAATACAGGATATATGCCACAGCAAAACCAAGCTCCACAAGCACCAACTCCACAAGCACCAGCTCCACAAGCAGATACACCAACATCTACAAAGCAATTTAATGAATAAGATTTTATAAGTTATATAACACATATATAGAGTGTAGGGGTAAATCTCTACACTCTTTTAATGTTATTAATAAATATTTTTTGGTAAATTGTAATATAATTTTAAGGAGAGGTGTTATGAACAAAAAGAAAATCAATAAAGAAATGATTTCTAAAATTAAAAATTATGGAAATCAAATTAAATCAATAACTAAATTTGTAGATATTGTACGCCAAACGCCTGCAAGATATATTGGAGCTACAGGGAATACTGGTTACAAAAATATGTTTAGAGAAATATTTCAGAATTCTATGGATGAATTAATGAAAAAGAATTCTCCATGTGATAGAATTAAAGTATCATTTGATGATAGAACTTTAACAGCAATAGTGGAAGATAATGGTAGAGGTATTCCATTTGATAAAATTATTAAAATATTTACAGATGATAAAACATCTTCAAATTATGAAAAGGTTAAAGGAGAATATTCTTCAGGTACTCATGGTACAGGTTCTACTATTGCTAATGCTTTATGTGAATATTTTAAAGTAGAAAGTTTTATTTTAGGAGAAGCTCGTGAAGTAGTATTTAAAGATTTTGAACCTGAAACAAAAAAGCCTGTAGTAATTAAAAATGTCGGAAATAAACAAGGTACTCGTATAACGTTTATACCATCTATGGATGTAATGGGAACTATTAATGTTACGCATAAAGAATTAATTAGTGCAGTAAAAGCTTTATTACCAGTATCTGATGTAGGGTCTGTAATCGAATTTAATTATATTGATATGGAAGGTAATAAAGGTAGACAAATACTTAAAAATACTGATGGCATTTTAAGTATAATAATAAGAGAAACAAAAACTCCATTAATGAACCCTATTAGTATTCAAGGTGATGATGGTGAAACTAAAGTAGACATATTATTTACTTATGATATTGATGAAATGTCTGGTGAGAGTATTATATCATACAGTAACATGACTCATACTGCACAAGGAGGAATTCATGAAGAAGGATTTCTTATGGGTATTAAAAAATATTTTAAAGATTATATGAATAATATATATTTAAAGACTGCAAGAAATAAATTAATAGCAACTAATAATGATGTAACAGCTGGATTAAAAGCTGTTGTAAATATATCTGTATTACATCCACAGTTTGGTGGACAATCTAAAGATATATTAAGAGAAGCAATAGACAAACCAGGTGTACAGACAAGGTTAATTGGTCCTTATTTGCGTGATTATGTTTATGATGCTTTAGTTGATTGGGGTAATAAAAATCCAAAAGATCTAAATAAAGTATGCAAATATTTTAAGGATATAATAAATCTTAGATTAAAAAATGAGAAAAATAAAATAAATATAAATAAACAATATAAAGCATCATCAATTACAGGTATGCCAGCTAAGTATGAAAAACCATCAGATATGTCTAGAGATGATTTAGAATTTATAGTATTTGAGGGAGATTCTGCAGCAGGTGGTGCTAGATTAAATAGATCATCAAATCAAGGATTACTACCACTTAGAGGTAAAATTATTAATGCATTTGGTGCTCCTAAAAGCAAAGTATTAAAAAATGAAGAAGTTGCTTCTATAATAAAAATTTTAGGAGCAGGTTATGGTAAGTCTTTCGATATAAACAAATGTAAATTTAAAAAGGTTATATTTATGACAGATGCCGATTCAGATGGTGCTCATATAGCAGTACTATTATTATCATTCTTTATATTATATATGCCAGATTTAATTAAACATGGTAGATTATATAAAGCTGTTCCACCTTTATATGGAGTACCTAAAGCTAAGGGTAAAGGACTACAATATTTTACTAATAAAAGAGAATTCTTTATATATCTTCAGAAAAGTTTCTCTTCAAAAAATGTAATAGCAAATTATAATAAAACTGTTTTAAGTAAAAATGATATAATAGAATTATTATATAAAAATGATGAATATGTATATGAAGTAAAAACAATAGCAGATAGATATGCTGTAGATCCACATATGCTGGAACTTATTATATTAAATAGAGATAAAGACTTTAAATTTATTAAGAAACTAATTACGAAAAAATATCGTTTTATGAATGTAGAAAAGAAGAACAACAATATTTTAATTAGTGGTTTAATAGATCAAAAATATCAGTATATCGTTTTAGGTGATACACTTATAAATGATGCTGCAAATATTGTACATTATATAGATAAAGTAAATGGTAAAATCATTAAATACTATATAAATGGCAAATTACAGACATTATATGATATCATGCAGGCATTTGAAAAAGAAACGCCTAAAGGATTAAAACGATTTAAAGGTTTAGGAGAAATGTCAGGTAGACAATTAGGTGAAAGTACATTAACTCCTGAAGGAAATAGAACTCTAATACGATATACTTTTGATGATGCTAAAGAAGAGATAGCTATGATAAGACATCTCGAATCAAATAAAGCTAAGCTTATTGAAAACATAGGTAGAGTTTCACGTTCAGAATTGATATAGGGAGGATATATGTCAAATATAATAGAAGTTTCAGCATTAGAACAATATAAAAAAGATAGTATAGAATATGCTATTATGGTAAATAGAATACGATCAATTGTAGATGTACGAGATGGATTAAAAACAATCCATCGTCGTATACTAACAGGAATGTATTATGATATACCTGCATCAAGAACTAGGTATGTTAAGTCTGCTGAGATTGTAGGAGCAGTCATGGGAAATTATCATCCTAAACAACCATTGGGATGCGTTATAGTAATATAGCGAAAAGAAAAACCTTGTGAATTGCTGGGAAATGCTAAGGATTATTTAACTACAACGTAACTAGTAATAGTAAGCGTGAATGTTATCGAAAGATAGAAAAAATAAATAATATGGTATAAGAAGAAATTCTAAGTATCTGAACAATGCATAATCAGCATCAAAGTTTAATAATTAAAATTATGATAGGATAAAGGAGGTATATTATGAATATCCCTTATCCGTATTTAACAAATGAAATTTGGAGAAAAATATCAGTCGCACATATTGGATCCAATAATTCGTGGAAACATTTAAATAGACCATTAAAAATCAATCCACGAATAAATAATAGAATTACAAAAACACAAGCTATAAATATATTAGAATTGTTATGTGATACAAATTATACACATAAAAAAATATCTAGTATAGCTCAATGTAGTGTTAATGTAGTATCTGATATATCTAAAAGTAAAACATGGAAATACTTAAATCCAAATAATAAATATAATTTAAAAACCTATCATAAATAAAAATTATTAAAAATGTTCAACGACTATCGAAAGCCATTTACTAGATAAATAGAAATATTTCTAGTTAGAATAATAATATATTAATTTATATTAAAGTGAGTAGAGTACACTCTAAGTAGAGTGGAAGTGCAAGGCATCCTACCTAACCTTTAAAATGGTTAAAGGATGAAGATATAGTCTCGACATCTAGGTAAACCTAACCTTTAAAATGGTTAAAGGATGAAGATATAGTCTCGACATCTAGGTAATACCTAGAGAAGTTCATAAAAGAACTATAAAGGAATAACGAACCTTTATGAAGATACGCATGGAGATGTAGCAATATATGGTGCATTTAAACCAATGGCAAACTGTAAAAGAACTATAAAGGAATAACGAACCTTTATGAAGATACGCATGGAGATGTAGCAATATATGGTGCATTTAAACCAATGGCAAACTGGTTTGAAATAAAAGAACCTTTAATAGATCCTCAAGGTAATTTTGGAAATTATTTAGGCTCTAGTGCAGCAGCTTCACGATATACAGAATCTAAATTATCTAAATATGCAATTGATACAATAATTTCTGATTTGCAAGATACAAAGAATTCTGTAGATTGGATTCCTAATTATAATGATACTAAGCTACAACCAGAATATATGCCTGTTGCTATACCTAATTTATTAATTAATGGAGCATTTGGTATAGGATTTGGTATTAAGAGTGTTATACCGAAACACAATCTTGCAGAAGTTATAGATGCTACAATTAATTTAATTAAACATCCTAATGCAAGTGTAGTATTAATACCAGATCAATGTATGAAAGTAGATATAATAGATACTAACTTTAAGAAAATATCTAATACAGGATATGGTAGATTTATGGTTAGATCAATTATTGATATTGAGGATTATACTAGTAGTAGGCAAGCTCTTGTTATAAAATCTACTCCAGATATGGTATATTTTGATTCCATTAAAAGTAGTATTGAAAATCTTATAGAAAAAGGAAAGCTTAAAGGTATATCAGATTTAATCAATGAATCTAAAGAAGATCAAATGAGATATCTTATAGTGTTAAAACGTGGGGTGGATGCTAATTATATTAGAGAAATTTTATATAAGAATACAAGACTTCAGCATTCTACTACAGTATCATTTGAAGTTCTAGTGGGAAATCAACCAACTAGATTATCTTATAAAGAATATTTAAAATATTTTATAAACTTTAGAAGACTTACTAAGTTTAGAGTATATAGTAATAAACTTCAAGCAATTAGAACTAAACATCATAAGCTTGGAGCTTATGTTAAAGCTCTTGATTCAGGTGAGATAGATAATATTTTAAAAATGATAAGAAAGCAGACTACTATAGATGATTATAAGATTATAGAATATTTAATTAAGAAATTAAATATTACAGATCTACAAGCTAATTTTATAATTAATGCTCCAAATAAATCATTATCAAAAGGATATCTTAAAAAATATAAAGAAGATATGAAAATGTTAACGAATCAAATAAAAGAATTTGAAAATAAAATTTTAGATGAGACTCACGTGGATAGAGAGATTATTGATGAGTTAAAATATTTCAAAAAGAAATATGGAAAGCCTAGACTATGTAATGTAATAGATCCTGCACAAATCAATAATATACCTAAAGGTGATTTTAAAATTATTATTACAGAAAATAATAATATTAAAAAGATTGCTGAGAATACAAAAGGTATAGGAACTTTCAAAGGAGATTCTCCTAAGTTTATAATCCATGGATGTAATTCAAAAGATATATTATTATTTGATAATAGTGGTAGAGTTATTAAATTGCCTATACACAAGATTCCAATAAGTAGAAATAATGATAATGGAATAGATATAAGATTATTAGATAAGAATTTTACATCTGAAATTATATCTGCGATGTACTTACCTAAATTAATAGAATTAAGTAAAGATTTGAAAAAGCATTTTATTATTACTGTTACACAATCTGGATTAATTAAACGTATGGACTTAGATGATTTTATCAATACTCCACCAAGTGGAATATTTTATATAAGACTAAGTACAAATGATAGAGTAATAGGTGTTGATATATGTAATACGAATTCAGATGTTATCGTTAATAGTATCCAAAAAGCTTTACGTATGTCTATAAAAGATATACCACATCAAAAACGATCTAGTAAAGGAATGCGTTCTATGCCTGTAGGAGTATCGATACACAATATGTCTATAGTTTCTAATAAAAATACAGATATAATTGTAGTTACTGAAAAGGGTAGAGTTAATAGATTATCTAATGTAGCTTTAAAAGTATCTACTAGAAATAGATCAGGTAGTAATGTAATAAATCTTAAATCAAATGATACTATTCATACTATACTATCTGTAAATTCGAATGATAACATAGAAGTAAAAACAGCTAATGGTATTAATATAATTTCAGTTACAGATATAAATCAAGGAAGTAGTGTATCTGTAGGGAAAAAGATTATAAATCTTAAAAATGATACTATCATTAGAGTAAAAAAGTATATTAAGGAGGATTAGATTTTTATGGCTAACGATAAAGATATAACTAGGGCATTTAACAAAGGTGTTCGTCAAGGCAAATATAGAATGAAGAATGATATTCTTAAAGAAATAAAATCATTAAATTTTGTTGGAGAAAAGAGATATAAAGATGTTTATGAATTAGTTAATAAAATTTATGATGAAACAACTTATTAAAAATAAAAGAGAGTATACCTATTATGGTATACTCTTTATTTATTATTTTTTTTTAAGATTATTGACAGCTTTGTCTAAATAATCATAAGATTTTTCTTTAACAAATGCTTCTCTGATATCTCCACCAAATGATTTATACAAAAATAGAGATAATGCTTTATTAAATGAATCTGGATCTAATTTTTTAGACACATTAAAATTATCATATTTATTTAATGTTTTCTTTAAACCATCTATATCTTCTTTCATTGCTTTACGCATTTTAGGATCCATATTTTCTTTATCTAATTCTTTTTCTAGCATTTCTATTTGGTTATTTATTCTAGCAATTGTTTTTGGATGAGTTTGTATTGGATGTAATAATAATGATATTGTATCATTAGTTATATTTGACAATAAATATATACCTGGTGCATTATTTCTAATAAATTCTGAACTTTTTAGACCTTTAGAACCATGTTCCAGTTTTTCTAATGAAGAACCTATTTCTGCTCCATATCCATATAAAGTAGCAAAGTTATCAGCTAATTGTTCATCTCTATATGATGCTCCTATTGAGAATATACTAAATATATTTATCTTGTTAAATGCTTTAACAAGTGCTAATGGTATACTAACTGGTAAGCTTAATATACTAAATAAATTTGTAACTGTACTCATGATATTAAGCATTTCAAAAGATACACTACGAATTAAATTAAAACCTCCAATTGTTATTCCTAGAATTGATGATACAACTTTATTTTTTCTTAATAATTTATCTAATGGATCAATTATATATTGAACAAAATTAGACATAGACGATAATGATAATAATAATTCTTCAATACTAAGATCTAATGCTATTTTTTGAAGAGAATACATTATATACATTAAGCTGGTAAGTACTTGAGATGTTACACTAAATAATGAATTATTATAATATGATGTAGAGAATGAATGGCCAATTTCATGTAATATGATTGCCAATACTTCCCTATCTGTAAATCTTTTATCTAATAATATTCCTGAAGTTATATATGTTTTAACAATATATATATTCTTTTCAAATTTAAATCCTACATTAGATTTTTTAATACTTAGTTTCTTATTAGTATTAAACACATCTAATCTATTAGAAATTGGAAATGTAAATGCATTAAATAATTGATCTGGAACAATATTTAATGCAAATGTATGAAATCCAAATTCTTTTTCTACAGCTCTATTAAATTTGATAGTGTTGCTAAATGAAGATGCTTGTACTGATTTAAGTATTGTTATTTCTTTTCGTATTTCTGTTATTAATCTCTGCATTTCTTTTATACCTGGTGTTTCTCCAAAATATGCTTCGTTAATAACTTGATTTTCTTTAATAATTTCTCTAATTTTATTACTATTATATATTCCCATGGGTTTCCTCCTATAATATATTAACGCATTTATTACTTATATGTTTAAATAATGGCTAAAACAAAAAAAGATATAGAAGTTATTAAGAAAAAATTATATCCTAAAATGAAAAATAATATTAATTCTAGCACGATAAGTAAATTCAAAAGAAATATGGGAAAATTTATAGAAGAACGTTATGTCCAATTATATGATATTGCACCATTTGATAGGATACCATTTAGTGAAGATGATGCTCAAGAATTTTTTAAACTATTAAAAATAGATGAAGATGAGGTAAGAAATATTATAGAACAAACTTATTATGGTAAAGTTGCTAATTTTAATCCACTTGCAGCTAAAGATCCATTTACTATACTATGTTTATCATTTTTAAGATATCTTATATTAGTAGATAAGAATAAAAAGAATATTGAACTTGGATTAATATTTTTAACATTTTCTGGAAAATTTTACCCAAGTGTACATTATGGCAGTTACCCTGTGGTACAACCATCAGAATATAGACATATAATGGAATTTGTTATCAATAATGATCTTTCAGATAATTATGATATTAAAAAAGAAGGTTCTGTTATCGGTGCAGTAAAATCTATAGGTAATACATGGATGGAAACATATAAAGATAGAATAAAAGATTTTGATGATGAAGATATTGTTTATCTAATTCAACAACTAAGAGATAGAATTAAATCATTTATGAAAAATATAGCTGAGCTTTATTATGAAAGATATAATAGTAAAGATAAATATATGACATATGATAGTGATGATTTAAGTGAAGATAATTATCATATGGCAGATAATGATTCATTTGTAATGGGTCGTGCTATAGAAAAAACAATGAATACATTAACAACAACTAAAGTAGATTATGCTAGATGTAAAACTAGTGCAAGTGGAAGAATACGAACAGATGAATTAAAAAGTATAATTGAAACTATACTAGATGAAGATAAAAATCTTCCATTAATAAAAGAATTAATAATGCTATTGATAGTTGAATTTTTTAATGAGTCTAAAGAAAAAGATTTATCTAGTATAAATTTTATCAGTACTTCTATTACATCTAAACCTAATACTAAAAATGAAAATATAATAAGAGAAAAAGAAATACTAGATACATTACTAGATGAGAACTCAAATGCATATAGAAAGCGTAAATCACGTTTAGCAACAAAGCTTGCATATCATAAAGCTTTGTTATATTATATCGTTTTAACGATTCATGCATCATCTAAGTAATACTATTATAATGGTCTGAAGACACTATAATTATATAGAGAGGAGATAATTATGGCAATAACTGCTACTGCAAGAAAAAAGGCAGAAGAACTTATTTATAAAGTAATGGATGCATTAGATTCAACTAAATCTAATAGTGATCACTATAAACAAATTTTTTCAAAAATGTCTGATATTCAATTTGAAAAATTATTTAAACAAGAATTTCCTTTAAGATTTCATGAAAGACCTTTTGAAATAGAACCAACAGAAAAGGATACTAGAAAAGCTTTACAAATCTTAGGAGTACCTAAATTAGAAAAAGTAAGTATGCCTTATTTATATGAAAATAAAGATGGTGTTCCTGTACAGTCTAAAGAATGCCAAGTTGGATATATTCATATTAAAAAGACTCAACAATTTTTAACTAAGAAAAATAGTATATCAACAAATATAGATCTTCGTGATGTTAAAACTGGAGCTCTTTTAAATGCTGATAAAAAAGGTAAAACATCTGATAGAGAAGCAGAAGCTTTAGTTACATTAGGATTAAATCAAACACTTAAAGAATTTACAGGATTTAGAGCAGATGCAATGAATTCTAAGAATCAAGCATATAATATGATTAATACTACTGGTAAACTTAATTTAGATGAAATCACTACAGAAGCTGATGATTCAGTAAGTAAAGAATTATATGATTCTTATATGTTAGGTAGTATGATAAAAACTAATATAATAACAGATTCTTATTTATTACCGTATTATTCTAAGAATAAAAAGAAAGATATAAGTAGAAAGTAATAATTGTATTAACATAAATAAAAGGAGGTAATATTATGAGTGATAAAATTGGTATTATTAACGAGGTTGGAGATTTAGGAATCGGATTTGATGTAATAACAGAAGAAGAACAAGAAAAGATTAAAGAAAATAAAGAAGAAAAAAAATAATATATTACTTTAACTATACCATTTTTAATGGTATAGTTTTTCTTTTTAATTATATATTATAATAACGAAAAAATATTTTAGTTATATATTATACTAATGAAGATAAATTAATTAAACTTTATCGTATATTAAAAGGAGTGATTAGATGAGTAAATTTTGTATGATATTTTTAAGTATCGGATTAGCACCAATTATTATATTAGAATTGGTATTATTAAAAATTAGTTTAAATAAAAACTAAAGGAGGAACACATTTTATGAGTATAGAAAAAGATTTTGACAAATTAACAAAAAAGAAAAAAGAAAAGAAAAAAGATGAAGATATACATCCATTTAATCGTAAAATAATGAACCCTATTAAAACTTCAGATATCAAAAATACTGATTTATTAGAAGGTGAAATAGTTTATGATGCTTCAAATGTATTATTAAACGATGCGAAAAACGAGATCGAATATGGATCTGTTGATGAGGTAGAATCTATAATGTTTACAATGACTAAAAAATGGTTAATAGTAATATTAATAATTACATTTTTATTAGGATTTAGTTTAGGTATTATTAGTAGTAAAATTAATAATATGAACAATTTATTAGATCAATATCAAATCAATGCAGATAATAATAAAGCCATGATAGATACTAATAAAAAATTATCTAACGAGTTATCTTTAAAGGAAAATTATATAAATGAATTAAATAGTTCTATTTCTAAATATGATTATGAAAATAAATCATTAGAAACAGAACTAGAAAAGAGAGATGTAATAATCTCTCTTTTTTCTCAAAGAGAAGAATTGCATGATAAATATAATTATGCTATTATAACTAATGAAAGAACAGATTTAACATATGGTCAAATAGCATTTGCTGAACAAGAAATGATAAGTAGAAATATGGATCCAAATTTAATATTAGAATTATTTAAACTAGAATCTAATTTTGATGAAACAGCTACAAGTAATTTTTCAACAGCTAGAGGATACGGTCAATTTTTAGGATCTACTGCAAAATGGATATGGGAAGAATGTTTAGAAAATGGACCATATAATCATAACATGGCTTTTGATGGATATGTTAATATTGAGATGACAGCAGAGTATTTAGGATTAAATCTACAAACATATAATGGAGATATAAGAAAAACATTAGTAGCTTATAATGGCAATGAGATAGGTAATCGTTATTATGAAATAATTGATAAGAATATGATGCAAGATGTTGGTTACGGTTTAGATACTGTAGAAGTTGCATATAATAATTAGGAGGCGTATTTTGAATTATAAAGAAAAATTTATAAAAATGAATCAATATATGAAAGATGAAGAATTCCCAGATACATTAAATGAATTTTGTGAATTTATAATACAACAAAATTCTGCTATGGCTAATAAATTCTTTACAGCTCATCCTGAAGTTACTAGAGAGTTTCTTAAATATTTTAAACCTGCTAAAGGTAAAATATTTTATAGAGGAGGATTTCCTAATTTAGATAGAAAAATTTTATCTGCGAGTGAAAATAAAAATGTAGCATTAAACTTTGCTATACATGGTAATAACTATACAGATCCAGAATATAAGAAATATAAAGGAAATAGAGAATTTCATGAGATGAAAGCTATGAAATATTATAAACCAATATGGAGTGTATCTAATGAAGAAGAAGTATTTTTATGGCTACCTCAAATAATTAGTACACAACAAATTATATAGATAATTGAATCTGTATAAGATAATAAACATATAGTTAATATATAATATAAATATATATTATATTAATGAAGAGAGGTTAATTTGTTTTAACCTAATTGTAATTTATATTATAAGGAGGAATTTTAATTATGGCAAAATTTATAGGAATAGGTGCATGCGGAAATAAAGCTGTTGCACATTTAGTAACTGAAGGAATTATAGATAAAAAGAATGCACTTTTGATCAATACAACACTAAAAGATATACCTGAAGGTTTTAAAGAATCTGCTGTAAGGGTAGGATCAGGAAGAGGTGGATGTGGAAAAGAAAGAAATAAAGGAAAAGAATTATTTTTAGATGCAATTGAAAACGATAAGATTGATTACTTGGAAGATTTCGTAGATATTGATGATACTGTATATATTGTTACTTCTACAGAAGGTGGTTCAGGTTCAGGTGGAGCACCATTAGTAGCTGCATATTATAGTGAAGTATTTAAAGTAAATACTCATATAATAGCTATTACAGGATTTGAAGATGATGCTAGAGGTATGGCTAATACAATTGAATTCTTTAAAGAAATGGATGATAAATTTATTGTTCATACTATATCTAATAAGAAATTTTTAAGTGATGCTAGAGGAAATGAATTAAAGGCTGAAAAAATGGCTAATACTCATTTGAAGCACATTGTATCATTATTGTTAGGACAAGTTATAAAAGACTCAGAACAAAATATAGATGAAACAGATTTATACAAAGTTGTTAATACACCTGGATATTGTTCTATTGAATATGGTAATATTGATAATGGTATAAAAAATCAAGATATGTTTAATAATCTTATGTATGAAATGATTGATAATACTAAATCTATTAATATGGATAATCCATCATGTAAAAGAATGGCTATCATATTAGATGTATCTGAACGTAATAGAGGATATATTGATTTTGGATTTACAGCAATTAAAGAAAGATTAGGATTTCCTTATGAATTATTTTATCATATTCAAGATGAATCTAATTCAGACTTTATTGGTATTATAGCATCAGGTGGAGATATGCCTATTAATGAATTAGAAGCAGTTTATAGTAGATATACAGATGCTAATAGTAAAGTAAAAAGAAATAAAGATTCTTTCTTTGATAAGATTAGCGAGATAAATACATCTACTGATTTTAACACATATGAAAGAAAAACAGCTACAAAAGATATAAGTTCTAAAAATAAATCAGCATTTCTAAATAAATTTAGAAATAGCACTATTGAAGTAAAAGAAAAAACAAATAAATATTAATGAAGGGAGATTATTATGGGTGGATTTAATAACTTAAAAAACCAAATAAATTCAGCTAAAGAAGTTACAAATAATTATGATATTAAACAAGATTATAGTTTAGCGAATAACCCTGCATTTAGTATAGATTATGCTAAAGATATAATTATTCATCATCTAGATGAATTAGATGATGAAAAATTATATTCATTTATTAAGAAAGCCTACCCATTGTTATTGGCTGATATTTTTGAGAAAGATGAAAAATCTTATCTGGAAATACTCATCAATAAACGAGTGTTAGGACAGCTTATATATGTATTAAATGATATTTCAGAAATATCATATAACGAGCATATATATTGTAATAAATTAGCATATGACTACATGACTATGGTTGATTCATCTGATGAAACTATGAAGTTATTATTATCATTATCTAAGATAGTAAATAAAAAAGATATAATGCATCTTAATGCTATAGGTATTAAAGAAAAGGATGCTGCATTGTTGGCATTATCGAGATTTAGTTCTTTTGAAAGCTTCGTTAATGTTAGGAGATTAAACCATACGATAATGATGTTACCAGTTAATGAAATGTCTACTCAGACAATTATTTATATATATGAAAAGTTATTTGATAGATTTAGTGAATTGTTTGAATACACTATGTTTGATTATTATGACAGGGATACACTTCATAACATGTCCAGCGGATCAAGTGAAATATATTCTAATATATCACTTGCTATATTTATAATATTGGAAAATTTAGAATCAAGTGTTATACGTAAAATATTAATAAATTATGCTGGTAATTATAGAATAAGCGGAGAAGATAATAGAATTAGATTTTCAATTAAATCTCTTTCTATTGCAGATAATCCTAGAATATTAAAAGTAGTAGATAATTTAGAATTAAATGAAATGATAATAATACCATAAAAATTATTAGTGGGATTTAATATATCCCACTAATTTTATTTTTTTATGTCATCTATAACTATATAATAAGATAAGTATAAGAATAAAAGGAGTGAAAAATGTCAATATTAGCTAAATCATTTAGAGAACAAGTAAAGAAATCAAAAGATTTTGCAATGATTTCAGAAGCCGAGTCTAATGTAGGATATTCTACTGGATTTTTATCTTTTGATTTCAGAAACGGTGCAGTTGTATATGGTGTTAATGATAAGGGAGAAAGTGCTCCATATCATTCAGTAGGAATTACAGATGGCTCTATGGTAATGGTAATAGGACGCTCTGGATCTGGTAAAACAACATGGGTTGTGCAAACTGCAGCAAATATAATTAAACCTTTTAAAACATCATGTATTTATCATGATGATATTGAAGGTGGATTATCTCATGCTAGAAAATTAAAATTAACTAAAATACCACCAAGTGAAATAAAACAAAAATATATTCATAGAAATAAAGGAATTACTGGAGAGAATTTTTATGAAAGATTAACAATGATCCATGATATTAAAATATCTAATTATGATGATTATTCATACAATACAGGAAAATTTAATGAGTCAGGAGAGCCTATAATAAAATTAGAACCAACTCCATATATACTAGATTCATTAGCATTATTAATGCCTGCAAAATATACTGCAGAAGAAACAATATCAGGTCAGATGTCAGCTACAGCAGCAGCAAAATTAAATTCTATGATATTTAAAAGAGCAATTCCTATGTGTAAATCTGCAAATATTATTTTATTAATAATTAATCATATTAATACTGCAATAGATATAGGATTTGCAAAGAGTACAGCACAAGTATCTTATTTAAAACAAAATGAAGCTCTTCCAGGTGGAAAGGCTAGTGTATATCTTTCTAATCTATTAATTAAATTTAGTGATCATAGTAAACTTAAAGAAGACTCACCATTTGGTTTTACTGGAACTTTAGTAGATCTAATTCTTGTAAAGTCTAGGGTAAATAGAGCAAATCAAGTAGCAACTTTAATGTTTAATCAAGAAGAAGGATTTGATCCTGAGTTATCCTTATTCATTATGCTTAAGCAACATAAGAAAATTAACGGTGCTGGACGATGGTTATATATTGGTGACCATAAAGATATTAAATTTTCTCAAAGAGATTTTAAAGAAGAATTAAAGAAAAATAAAGATTTACAAAAAATATTTATGGAAGAATGTATGATAATACTTAAATCATATTTAGCTGATGATCCTGGTATGTTAGCAATGCAACAAGGTAAACAGGATGATTATGATCTTACAAGAGATATGTTACTCACTATTAATTAATAAAATAAGTATATATTATAATAATAGTAATGAATAACTCATTACTATTATTAAATATTTTAAAGAGAGGAGTAACAATAATGGCTTTGAATAGAATAAGCGACTTAAAAGAAATAACTAAAAATATTAAAAAATTAGAACACATAGGTGGTGTAGACCTTACACAACCTTTTTGTGGAACAAATTCATCATCAAGAAAAATAATGTATTCATCTCAACTTGAACAAGTACTACCATTGATGCACTCAGAAACAGCTGATATAAGTACTGGTTATACAAATGAATTTGGAAGATATTCATCTTCCATATTACAATCAGATGATGACTATGAGGTAATACTTAAAATACCAAAATATGATCATATAAAATATTTAAGATATATATTAGTAGTAAAATCTACAAAGACTAATAAGTATAAATTAATAGAAAAAATAGATTATGATCAAACAACAGAATCTTATGGTTATTTAATAAATAATGATTATATTGATAAATTAGAAATAGGTAGTATTATTCCTAAAGGTACAATCATTAGAAAGAGTACATCATTTGATGAATATATGAATAGAAAAGATGGAGTGAATATGAGGATAGCATATTTATCACCTCATAAAACTACTGAAGATGGTATAATAGTTAGTGATGTTGCTGCAAAGAAATTAGCATCACCTCTTATTACAACTATATCTATTGTAATAAATGATAATGATATACCATTAAATCTTCATGGTGATAATAATATATATAAAATAATCCCAGATATAGGTGAAGAAATTAAAAATGGATTATTATGTGCAGTAAGACGAACAAAGAATGAAGAAAGATTATTCACTCAATCATATGATAGATTAAGAGAAATAATGATTTCTGATGATAAATCTATTATAAATGGAAAAGTAATTGATATTGAAGTATTTTGTAATAATCCAGATGCATTAAATAAATCATATTATAATTCTCAATTAAAATATTATTATGATAAATCAATTACATTTCATGAAAATGTTTATAAAAAATTAAAAGATATATGCGAAGATCCTTTGAATGAAATTGATTATAAATTAAAGAAATTCTATTTCAATAGTAAGAGAATAACACAAGGATATAAATGGACAAAAAATAAAGTATTTTCAAATATAATTTTAGAAGTTACAGTTATTGAAGAAGATGTAATGAAAGCTGGAGATAAACTAACTAATAGATTTGGTGGAAAAGGTGTAGCATCTGAAATAAGACCACAACATTTAATGCCTAGATTAGATAATGGTGAATATATAGATTTAATATTTAATGTATTCAGTACACATAATAGAGAAAATCCTGGGCAACTAATTGTAAATAGTTTAACTTTTATTAGTAGTAGATTTATAGAATATCTAAGATCAGAAATGTATAATGATGATAAATCACCTGGACATAATCCATCATACCATGATTTATTAGAAGAGTATTTAAATTTTATATACCATATTTCACCAAAGCAATCTAATTATATCAGAGAGTATACTCAAAACATTCATCCAGATGAAATAAAATTATTTCTAGATATTATATTAAATAATGATATAATAAAATTAGTAATTGAACCGATTAGTGAAAATGTTAGCCTTCAAGATATAGAAAAATTATATGATGAATATCCATTCATATGGAATTCACCATATGAATTAACTGTTCCTATCACTGATAGTAAGGGTGAAATTAGATATGTTAAAGCATTAAATAAATTATATGCTGGTAGACAATATATTTATAGACTTAAACAATATGCAAAAGATAAATTTAGTTCAACTAGTTTATCTGCAACTAATATTAAAGATGCACCAACAAAAAGTAAAGCAAGTAAAGATCATAAATATCCATATACAAAAACACCAATTAGATTTGGTGAAATGGAAACTGGTGATATGGAGCATTTAGATATATTAAATGTAGTTAAAAATTTAATGATACATTCCAAATCTCCAAAAGCAAGAAAGCACACTAAAGATTTATATACAGGAGATCCATTTAATGTAAATATTGATATTGATCCTAATGATAGTAATAGAAGTGTAGAAATAGTAAATGTATATTTAAAAACTATCGGATTAAAAATAATATTTAAATCTATTGCTAAAAAATATTTTACACCATTTGAAATATCACCATTTGATATTTTAAATACGGAAAGTCATCTTTATCAACCATTTGAAATAGAAGATGGAGCAAATGATTCAGAAGATTATATTAATATCATTGCAATAAAAGATGATATTAATGACACACAATCACCATTTATGATAATGCCATTTACTACGATATAAAATATAAATAAACTATATATTATATTAATGAGAGGAGGTGTATTTATGGAAGTTAACAGAAGATTAGAACATATAAAGATATATTTATTAAAGAAAGATTTAACAGTTATCAATGATGATACTAAACAATATTTAAATAAGATATCACTTAAATATCTTACTAAGATGGATCTATCAAATATTGAAGTAAGTAATTTAAAACTGATATTAGAAATATCTAATATTTTATATAACAATTCGAATTTAGATATGTTGCCACTTGATGATGGAGTATATGATTTATTATTAGAATTATATAGAACGTATAATTCTAATATTCCAATCGGTGCAGAAAATATCCAATTCGATAGTTCTGAACAGATAATAGAATCAGAAATTCAATGTCCATTCAGTATAATGAAAACTAATGGCATGTTATATACTAAAGAAATATTAGGAACATCTTATCCATCTCAAATATTAACTAAACCTTTTGAGTATGATAATGATGCAACAGTATTATCAAAAAGATTACTTAACACTCATCATAATTATCCAAAACTTGTTGGAACATTGGATAAATGTAAATTTACTTTAAATGAACAAGCTAGAGAAAAAGGTGTAGTAGACGATCCAACAGTTAAAATATTTGAGAGGGATTTTATTAATAAACATATTAATAATGGTATAATAGATCCAAATAATATTAAATTAGTTGCTATGCTTAAATATGATGGGATATCAGTAGAAGCTGATGTATCTAATAGAGTGTTATCTGCTCGTACTAGAGGTAAAGATAGTAATGCAGCAGATCTAACACCAATATTATATAATTATGCTTTTCCTGAAGCTTTAAAATATGTACCAGATAAAGATATATTTGGTATGAAATTTGAAGCAATAATAACTTATGAAGATCTTATAGAATTTAATAGGAGAAGAGATGATAAAATATCTAATTATAAAAATGCTAGAACTGCTATCATAGGGTTATTTGGTTCTGGTAATGCAAATAGCTATAAGGATTTAATTACACTAGTTCCTTTAGCAACATCACTTGATATCGACAAGATAACTGAAATAGAATTTATGAATAAATATTATTCTACTAAAGAATCTTTAAGATCTACAGTGATAGAAGGAAACTATATAAATGTGTTATTCCAAGTAAAAAGATTTGTAGAAGAGGCAGAATATATGAGAGATTTTATGCCTTTCATGTATGATGGTGTAGTAATAAGTTATACAGATGAAAAAGTTATAAATAAATTAGGACGAAAAAATAATGTAGATCAATTTTCTATAGCTATTAAATTTAATCCTATGAAAAAGAATACTATATTTAGAGGATATTCTTATACAGTAGGACAAGATGGTTCTATTACTCCTATGATTCATTATGATCCAGTAGAATTCTATGGCACAGTTCATACAAAGAGTAGTGGACATTCTTACAATAGATTTAAAGAATTAAATTTAAGACTTGGAGATATGCTAGATATAGAATATGTTAATGATGTAATGCCATATGTTAATAAACCAGATAATTCATATAATGCTAAAAATAAAAATGAAGTTATTAAATTCATTAAAAGATGTCCAATATGTAATACTGTACTGGTATCTAGTGTATCTGGTAAAAGTATGATATGTAGTAATTATAATTGTGAAGGTAGGAAACTTGCTCGTATGGTTAACATGATGTCTAAATTAAATCTTAAAGATTTTGGTGAAGCAAATTTAAAAGAAATAAATCAATATTCTTTAAATGATTTATTAAATATCACTATGGATGATTTAGATAAGACTAATTTAGGACCACTAATGAAGACTAAGTTATTAGAAAGAATCAATGATATAAAGTATAAAGAGATTAAAGATTATGAAATAATTGGATCAATTGGATTTACTAATATAGGTAGACGAAATTGGAAAATTATATTAAACAAAATTTCAATAGAAGATATAATCAATTTATCAGATGATAACCTTAAAAATTTACTAGTTAACATAAAAGGAATTGGGTCAAGTAAAGCCGATACTATTATCGAAGAACGAGTATATTTTAAAGATGATTTAAATACTATATCTAAAATGAATAATGTTATTAGATCACTAGGTCAACAATCTGGAAAGTCTGTTAGGTTTACAGGAGTACGAAATAAAAAATTAATTGATACATTAAATAATTTAGGTTTCGATGCTACTGATGGAAGTGTGACTAAAACTACAGATATATTAATTGTACCTTACGATGGATTTACTAGTTCTAAAACAAAGAAAGTCAGTAACAAATGTATTATAGTAGCTATAGATGATATTATTAATCATCCACATGACTATATATAAAATAATATATATTCATAAACATTAATTTAGTTATATATTATATTAATGTAAAGTAAACAATGTTGAAAACTATAAGGAGGAATTTAAAATGAAATTTAATGAATCAGCAATACCAGCAAACTATTCAGAAATAGTAAAGAGAGAAAAATATGCAATTCCATCACAATTTGCAGAGGTTATTTTTACAATTGGATTTAAAGCAGCAGCAAACTTTCTATCTATTGTTAAGACTAAAACTAAAACAGCTTTAAAAATTGATGATGTTGATGGTAATTTTATATTGGCATTTGTAACTAACTATCATGCTAATGATGATACAAGCATGCCTGGAAATTATTCATTAGAAGTTACTTTTGATATAGATGATATTGAAAGTGCTAAAGTATTTGAAATGAGTGATGCTACATTCAAAAAGGTTTTAAAATCAGAAGCATTAAGTGAAGCAAGAATGAACTTTAAATCTTCAGAAGATTTAATTAAAACTTTTAAGTATGCATTTAAGAGTTTACTTGATTGGTTAAAAATAAATGAAGGAGAAATTGAACACGGTGCGTTTGTAGCAGTTTCTGGATCTGAAGATGATGAAAAAGTTTATTCAGTAGTTCCAGATGGTGTAATAAAAAGATTAATTAAAGATGATGGAACAATGTCGTCTGATGTAATTAAATAATATATTTATAAATCATATAGGGTTATCCCTATATGATTTTATTTTTTTAAGAAAGGAAAATGATTATATTTATGATAAAAATAAATAAAGCTAAAGCAAATAACACAATATTTAATGTTATAACTGCTAATGATTATTTTAAAAATTCAGAATTGCATGAAGATGATATTGCTATAATTGATGGCAATACTTTCTATCCTAAAAGAAATAGTAATGATAGAATAGAAAACAAACCAGGATTTTATGATTATGGTCCATTTATACAATTCATAGATCCTATCACAGATAAAGATAAACAAGAATTAAATACAAATAATATAATAGATTTTAATGGAAGCGATATTAAATCCATTATTGAAAGCAGTAATAAGTTAAAAGATATGGAAAAATTGATACTTACATCTGATGGAGATATCACTAGACCTTTAATAAGTGATCATGACACTCCTGAGATGAAATTATTGAAAGAAGCTATAATATCAAAGAATATCGATATTAGAAACTATAAAAGTAGATTCGGTTCAAATTTTGATAATGATAAAAAATTATTATATGATGATCATATATCTATGTATAAATTAAAACAAATTTGTAATAATTTAGATATAGCTGTATCTATCGTATTAGAGAATAAAAATAGTGATGTGGTTAATCCTATGAAATCAGTATTGAAAGCAGAACTATTAGATTAGGAGGCAATATAATATATGATGAATCAATCAGAATTAATATCCAATTTTATAAATAATGATAGAGAAAGATTCAATCCAAATCTATTAGAATATAATGATTACGATACAATTAATGCTGTATTAGATGGGATAGCATCTTGCCAAAGAGATAATCTTTTTACTTTTAAAATGTTAAGTCATTATACTATAGAGGATCCAGAATATATAAATGAATATTTGAAAAAATATGATGACTATAATAGAAGTAAATCTAGTAAAAAGAATAAAGAAAATAAGTATGAATATATATCTCTTAAAGATACTGATATAATTCTATTAGTTGTAAAATATTATTTAGAAGTTAAAGGTGCCAAGAAGATAATAGAAATGCCTATAGCTATTCCAAAGATAATGGAAAAATATTATTTTAAATTAAATGGTATATGGTATTACCCAATGCAACAAATAGTTGATGGTTCTACATATAATCATACAACTAAAAAGAAAAAAGATAGAGGAACAGTTTCTTTAAAACTATTTATGCCATTGAGAATAAACAGGCAAATAGTAAAAATAAAAACAGTTAATGGTATATCACTAGAATCAACTATTTATAAATTAAATATATTTAAGAAGAGTTTTTATGCAAATATATTCACTTTAGCTAAATATGGCTTATTAAATGGAATTAAATATCTAGGATATGCTGATGCTGTAATCTTTACTCAAGAATTACCAGAAGATGATACATTATATATTTTCAAGAAAAGGGATTTTTATATATGTGTCCCTAAAATATTATTTGATAATGACAATGCTTTACAATCATTAGTAGTTTCATTATTAAAATCTATAAATAGATTAAAATATTATAATGAAATATTTATTCATGATTTTTGGTTAAAAAGTATTTCCCATGAAATAAATGGAAAGTATAGTCCAGAAAAAGGAATGCAATTTTGTGAATCATTAGAAGGTACATATGGTGTAGCTACTAGAAAAATGTTACGTTTAGATATGGAAGATAAAATAGATATATATGCATTAATTAGATGGATAACTAGAGAATTTAGTAATCTTATGACTAAAAATAATTTAGATATAAATAATAAACGATTACGCAAAGTAGAGTATATTGCAAGTATATATACTGAAAAATTATATAGATCAATAATCCGTATAACAGGACGTAAAAAAGATTTAGATTTATCAGCTTTAGAAACAGCTATAAAAATAAAACCAATGCATATAATAAGAGGATTAACAAAATTACAAGTAATATCTTATAGAAATTGTGTAAATGATTTTGATATATTAAATACTCTTAAATATACATTTAAAGGTCCTAATGGTATTGGTAACAACACAGATAGAATATCTAAAGAATATAGACAAGTTCATATATCTCATATGGGAAAATTAGATATAAATTCATCTGGTAATACAGACCCAGGATTAACAGGAAGAATAGCACCATATGCTGATATTAAAGATGATATGTATTTTGATTCAGATTATAAAGAACCAAATACATGGAGAGCAGAATTCAGTAAACTAATGAAAATATATAATGATGAAAGAGGCTTCAAAGAAATAATACAATTTAAAAAATCAGCAGATGCTGATTTTGATTTAGATTATCACAATAAGATGAAAGAAGAATTATCTTATGAAAATAATAAAATGAAACCTGTATTGGACATTATCAATATGGATGATACAATTTATAGAGATCCATTTACAATATTAGGAGGAGATATTATGGTAAGAAAATATGTATATTTTCAATTCTCTAAAGAGCAATTAGATAATTCAATTAAAACAGAATTAAAATTAGGGAAAAAATATATTCCTGGAAAAGTTATTATTAAAGGTAAACCATATATGTTTACTGAAATAACTAGTACTACTAATTCTAAGTATAAGGATGCTAGAATTATAGCTCAAGGATATTCAGATGAAATGAATTACAATGAACCATATTGTGATTAATAACTATATAATAATTAAATTATATGAGGAGGTACTGTTATGAAAGAATTATATACTCCGTTTATTATTCAAAATATAGGTTCATGTCCATATTGTGGAAGTTATAATATAACACTTGTAGAAAAAGATGTAGATATAACTGAAATAAAATTAGATGGAACTTTGGGTAAATCAATTAATATTTCTACTGAAGCAAGAGTATACTGTAGTGAATGTTTAAAAGAATCACCATTTATTAGAAAAGGTTTTCATATAATTCCTATTACTACAAAGAAAGAAAAGGAATTAGAAATTATACGAGATGAAAAAGAAAAAAAAATTGAAAGTAAATTAGGTGATAATCCATTCTCTAAATGAGAATGGATTACTTTTTCTTAAGTAATTTAAGGAGGTTAATAAATGTCTAACAAATATACTTCATTTGTAAAAAATGAAGACATAATTTTAGGATTCATTAAAACAGCAGAATATGATAATTATTTAGATATAAATGATAGTGATGATGATCTGCAGGATATTAAAAATATCTTAATATATGATAATAGACGAATGAAATTTAATAAGATTATTAAGATGAAAGAAATAAATATAGATTCAATAGAATACAAAAATAAAGCAATAAAAGGTATTACTGAAAATGATGATGAATCTATCATAATATATACTCTTAATATAAATAAAGAAATTATTGATAGAGAAAGATTACGAATTTTACGTAATCTTAAAGATTATTATTTAAACCACAATTTCTATGATGCTACAGTATTTGTAGGGAAAGATAAAATAAATAATAGTTTTATTTATAATAATACTGCAGGTAGAGATTTTTTAGAGGTATGTAAAAGTGTTACTAAAAGAAGGAGAGGTATAAATTATGTATAATGAATTATTAACTTTTGGAGAGATATTATTTCGACAAGCTTCATCTAAATCTATCAATACACGAATTCCAGAATATATAAATGAATGGATATTTAATAGTACAGATGTAGATATTTTTAAAATGGATTATATTTATGTACCTTTAGAGCACGCTAAAGTTTTATTTATAGATGGTTTAGAAGAACTTACTGAAAAGGTTATTATTAATTTAGAAGTTCCAATAGATTTTAATATAGATACTGTAATATTAATAGATACTTATCCAATGTCTGATGATGATTATATTACTCAATTAGAAATACTTATGAGTATATATAAAATTATATTAAATAATAAGTTACCAAATATACATTCAGACATACTACAATGTATTAATAAGTATGCTCCATTAGTTATAGCATATAATAATATAATAAATATATATTCGAATGATATTGAATTGTTTAACTTAAATAAAAGTGCTATAAAAATAGTACAAAAAATTGGTGAGAGATTTAATATGGATAAAGATGATATCCCTTATGTTATAAGTGCAAGTCAAAATGATACATTGACAGGATTATTGGATCATGGTAGATTATATAACATATTACGAAATAAAGAGGAATTAGATGTATAATCCTATTGAAATATTAAGGGAAGATTATTGTCCAATTTGTAGATCTAAAAGATCTGTAGAGGCTTATACATTTAATGATAAACCAATACTATATACACTACTTCTAGATAAAATAGAGAGTAATAATATTAATAAGAAAATATTAAATTTAGATTTTAATATCTCTTATTTATCATGTAAGAAGTGTAAAGTAAAAACAGATTTACCTAGATATTCTGATAGACACTTACCTTATATACCATTATTAGATGATGGATATGAATTATTTATGATAAAATTTAAATTAGATAAAGGAGTTATAGAATGGTAAAATATGTATTTATTAAAAAAGATAAAGCATTTCAAAAAATATTAAATAGGTTATTATCTTTAATGAGAAAAAATGAAGAACTTGAATTGAGCATGCTTAAAACTGATATGTATACTAAACTAAGCAATTTGGAAAGGGAATGTATTAATAATTTTATAATGAAAGATAATATTGATATTTATGTATATGATTATTATGATATAGGAGTAATAAATGGAATTATTAATAAATTATTTCATATATTTAAAAAATATGAAATACCTGAAGGAAAGTTTATTGTGCTAGAAGGAACAGATGGAATTGGTAAGAGCACATTATTAGAATCTATTAAGGATTTACCTTTCGAAGTATTATTAACTAGAGAACCAGGTGGAACTGAAATAGGTGAAAAAATAAGAAAAATTATTTTAGATAATAATAATTTTAATATGTCTGATATAACAGAATTATTCTTATATTTCGCCAGTCGATCTCAACATGTGGAAGAATTTATAGTACCATGTAGAGAGGCTGGTATCAATATTCTAAGTTCTAGGTATATGGATTCTTCATATGCATATCAATTAGATGGTAGAAGTTTACCTAAAATATATTTAGATACATTAGCTGATATAATATTTGATATGGAAAAATTAAGTGTACCATCTTTAGTTATATCAGGATATGTAGATAATATAGATATAGTAAATGATAGAATAGATAAATCTAATAGAGAATTAGATAGATTAGAATTATCTGGTGATGTATTTTTAGATAAAACTAATCAATATTTTAAAGATATGGATGTACTTAGTAATCCATATATGATAAGATATAATATAAATTATCTAAATTGTAATAATAATAAAGAAACTGTTATAAATGAATTTAAAGAATTTATATATAATCATATTAAAAAATAAAATAAATAAAGAGTATACCTATTATGGTATACTCTCTTTTATTTTTTATTCTTCATATGAATTTATTGTTACTGAATCTCTTACACTAACAGTCTCTTCTTTATCTAATTTTACTTTAATATAATTTATACTATCAGCAAAATGAAATCCATAATTTTGAAAATGCTTATCATGTATTAACAAATCACTTATTCCATCTATAATCATAATTTTATTATCTAATCTATCATCTAGTTTATATACAATATTTATAGATAATAATTCTGTTTTATATGACTTAAAGAAATCAATTACTTTATATACATAGCCTTTAAGTAGTTCACTAGATAAACTAGGTATACCAGTAAATAAGAATTCAAAATTCGATGTATCTATATAATTATCTAAAGAAAATAATATCTCAGTAATAGTTTCAGAAATAATATTTGTTTTATTATTTCCTGAGAGTGTTCTTATATATTCTATATGTTGAAATAATACAGGATCTGATGCTTCTAAGTATCTAGAATAAGTACCAGCAAAAGTACCATCTGGTAAAACAAATATACTATTATTCAATTCTGTAACCATTAAAGCATCATATATTTTTTTATATATTCTATACGTTCTAATATCATTAGCATTTACTAATTGATCTGATATGTGATCATATATGTTTTTATTTCTGATAAAAACATCCATTAAAGTTTCAAATGATGATATTGCAGCATCAGGTATTTGAAAATCTTGTATACCTACATCTTCAAATGTATAATTATTTTGTCTTAGATATTCTTCTAGTGCTGGTAAATCTGCATCAAAATTGAATCCTTTTATAGTTAATACCTTACTTGTAGTATCCATTATTGAATCTGTTATTCCTATATTTTCATACATAAGTACATATAAATATGATATAATGTCTATAAGTTTAAAATATTTATCTTGATTTATATATCTAACTTTTAATATTAAATTATTTTCTAAATCTTTATTTGATTTAATGAAATTAAACATATAGCATAATTCAAAACTTAAATTATTCATATCATATATAGTATCTATAGATAGATATTTAGATTTAACAATATTAAACTCTTGATCTAAAATAGTTCTTTTAATATCATCATGATCACTATCACCATCCCAATAAGGATCTTGATTGACAATTTCATCATAATCTAAATGGAATGATGGATTTCTCATATAATCATCAACAGATGATGTTATTGGTACTTTAACAAATTTTAAATCATAATTAGCTTGTAAATCTTCTCCAGATTCATTATATCCAGGAATAGTTATTTGAATATTACTATTCTCTTCAGTAAATGTTTCTGATTGTCTTTTTACTTCTATATCTTTAATTATAAATATATCATATGCTACACCTTCTTGCCATACTGCAGTTTCTTGTTTATAAATATTTATACCATCTACATTATATTCAACACCTTGTGTTTGAAGAAGTCCACCAATAAATAATAATATATTATCTCCTACAGTATAATCAGATATATTTATATTAATAGCATCTTGTTCAGTTTCTAAGACACCATTTTGATTTCGAACCATAGCTCCTTTAATCATAACCATATCATAATCTTTTCCTAATTCCCAATTAGAATTATCTAATTTAATAATTTTATTACTTAGAATAGTATAATCTACATCTAATGTTTGATAAACACCACCTTTGAAAAATAATATAGTATCTCCATAAATATAATTAGATAATTCTATATTTATTTCTGTTTGGTTAATCCCTATTGTACCATAATCTAAATAGATATAAGCATTCTCTGGTATGATAATTTCATATGTCCAATCAGCTTCCCATAATCCTTCATCTGTTTTAGATATAACACCTTGATCTAACTCATACTCAATATATCTAGTTTTAAACAATCCACCAATAAATAATAATATATTATCTCCAATAATAACATTAGAATAATTACCATCAACAACTTTTCTATCTTTTAATAAATAATATTTAAATAATTCAATATTATTAAATCCAAATAATGAGCATATATCTACAAGATTTTTTGTTGTAGATTTAAATGCTAATAATGTATTTAAATTTTTAAGCATAGCTATTTGAAACTTTCTTGGTATAGAATCAAAATAATCTATACCATGAGATTCGAATAAATAGCGTATTGTGTTGTCATCAAATAGATCACGTTTAATTAATAATTCAGGAGTATTTAATATTACATCTACCATTGCTTGAATCTTAATAAATAATTCAATAAAATTATCATAATAATCTGAACCATATTTAAAAGCTTCAGAATATATTGTTTTTAGAGTATACACTCTATTTAATTCTATCTTATTTTTATACATAACACCTATTGAACCATATTGTATTGGCGGTATGTATAGTAAAGCAAATTTTTGTGCCTTCCTAGATTTGTATACATCAATTCTAGAATTTTTTAAATAAATTAAATATTTTTTATCTGGATATTGATACATAATATTTTCAATAATCCCAAGAGCATCTAATATATCTATTTCAGCATTAGTCATTTCATGTAGATATTTTGTAGTATCTACATCTGTTACATTTTCAAATATTTTTATACCATCATCACCAATATTTGGTAATCCTGCAAGCATCCTATAATAATTATTTAATTCTTTATAATTATCAATATAATATTTACGTTGGGCATCCAATGCCATATCCCTAAATTGTAATGGTATTTTATTTTTATCTGATATACATAAATCTATTATACTTGGATTAATAGATATACTTGATAATACTTCATAATTATATTCTAGCATATTGAAAGTAACTGTTTGTTCTACACATGAAACTAATAAATCTCCATTTTTGATAGATTCTAATGTTTCATTATTATTTGCAATTGTTTCATTTTTTAATACTGTTCCTTTTATTAATATCTTTAAATTCTCTAATAGTATATCTATCATCATATTATTAGTTTGAATAGATTGCATTTATCACACCTCCAAAGTTTAACATATATTTATTATATATATGTACATATATTATTTAAAAAGGAGGGATTATATGAAATCATATAATAGAGAACAATCAAGTAATATCCCAGGATTAGATTATGAATTACAATCAAATAATCCAGTAGTTTCATCACCATTGAGTCCATATGAATTGCCTTTCTATCAAACAAGAGAAGATCTATTAGATATTGATGTTTATAAAAGATTTTTAGTTAATGCTGAAAAAAGATTTAGACAATCTAATACTTATACATTATATAAATCTAGATTAATAGATTTAGGTTTAGACAGATGTCAAGTTCATGGTAATATAAATGCCGAAATGGCTACAATTGAAATGCACCATAATGTATTAACTTTATTTGATATAACTTACATCATTGCTGAACACATACTTAATACAACAGGATTTATAAGTACTTTTGATTTAGTGTATGCTCTTAAAAAAGTCCATGTTGAAAATAAAGTTCAATTAGTTATGTTATCATTAACTCCACATCAGCTATATCATAATTCAGAAGGATTATACATACATCCTAGTATGTGTTTTGGTAATTGGATGGAATTTTTAAAAGAATATAAATATGGAATTAGTATAGACATTGCTAATAAAGTGATAGAATATTTAGAATTATCTATGGATATAGATAAGACATATGATTCTGGTATATTAGATTTAGTAGATAAATTAAAAGACTGGAGTGTATATAATGAACGTAGTGGTAAATTCTATTAATAATTAAAGGAAGGAATATTATGAGAAATAAATTATTCACTGGTATATTAAATAATGATGAAATTAAAATTGATTCTGAGGGTAGAATAGTTCATAACGAACATAATATTATTCTAGAATATTTATATAGTATAGTATCTAAAGATACTATATATTATAATAGTGAGTTATTTAGAAAAACTAAGAATATATTATTTGTAACAGGATTGTCTGGTTCTGGCAAAACTACAATATCTTTTATTATGGCAGACAAACTTGCAAATACAGTTGTATTAGAATTAGATTATTTATTGCATATGTTTACAGGACAATATCAGTATATGCATAGAATTGAAGAAGTAAATCAGTATGGATATGAAATAATGGAGAAATACGGAAAAAATATAAAAAATAAAATAGATAATGCTGATAATGCTGAAATTGATAAAGCATTTGAAAAATTTATTAATTGGTTTATTAAAAATTATTCAGATGATAAACATAATTTTATTATAGAAGGTATTTATATATATCGTTTAGATTATATAAAAACTCTTAAAAAATATCCTATAATGGTTATTATGAAAAGTACTATTGAATCTGCATGGAAATCATATTTAAGTAAACGTGAAAGAAGAATGGATATTAATCTTTTTATTGAGTATATATCGCCATCGTATGTTAAATGGTATGCCAAAGAAACAAAAGTATTTAAAGAGTTTGTTAAAAAATTACAAAAATTAAGTTAAAAGACTGGGGTGTGTATAATGAACGTAGTGGTAAATTTTTTTAAAGTAATTATCGAGTTTATATCAGAAGATGGATATCTAATTTTTAATTTTGGATTATTTATATTATTAATGGTTATAATATCAAAAGTTCAAGATATTAATAAATATATTGATATTATTTTGGATTATAAATATACTAAATTAGCTATGAATACAGATATAGAACAATCTTCTAAATCAATAGAATATTTGAATAATCATATTGAAAATATATTTAATGATTATATAGTAACATCATCTGATTTATTAACTAATATGATAATAAGTGAAGAAAAAGAACAACGTATTATGAAAGAGGTTACATCTCTTGTAACTAGTAATATGTCTAAATCGTTTGTATTGAAATTATCTACAATTATTCCTATGGAAGCAATTTCGGAATATGTATCAACTAAAGTATATATATTAATTACATCATATGTATTAGATAATAATTCATCTAAATAATTAAAATATGCCTTTTAACGGGCATATTTTATTTTTGTTTGCATCTTATAAGAAAATATCTATTAATGGGTAATAGACAAAATAGACTATTCTTATTATATCAATTTAGGTAGTTATACAGTTGTAATAATTTTTATAACTGTATATTATAATAATGATATAAGGATTATGTATTATAAAAAATGAAAGAAAGGGAGTGAAATGTATGAGTAATTTTATTGAGAGAGGAATTGTTAATTTAAAACTACAAATGGGAATTAGATTAAAAGAAAGTGAATTTAGAACTATGATAGATAATGCAATCATTAGAGATGAAAATATGTATTCTTCTGATTGTATTAAATATGTAGGAAAAGCTAAAAAAGGTGACTATGCATCAAGGATGCATGCTGCACACAATTATATGGTAGCTATGGATAATGCTTTTGAAGAACAATGGAGAGATTCTGATAAATAGAAGGAGATAATAATTTATTATGATAAATTACAATATACTATCTAATTATGAAGATCGGAGAGAAAATGACAATTTATAATACAAATTTATATATTAAAAAGAGTATTATATATAATACTCTTTTTTTTATTGTTAATAATAAAATATTATGGTATTAACACTATAAGTAATATATAAATTATATATGAGATACTGTTATACAGAGATGCAGGTATACAAAGGTACAGTGGTGCTGGTATGCAGGGATACAGTTATGCGGGGACACATATGGTAATATATAGAAGAGACATGGTTTTGGGCCGTAGGCAAAGAACAGATAACTAGATGATAACAGAATAGCTAGAGTCGGTAGAGAAGCAGGGGGGTTTGGGGGGTTTGCAAAACCCACCAAGATAGGAGGAGAGGGGATTCTAAGGGGAGAGGAGGATTTTATTCATCATAATTGATTAACATCTATTTAGAAAATATAATTTATAATAGAAAGGAGTTTCAATTATGAGTAATATTGATTTTGTAATAAAAAAAGATCACAAAGGACGAGGTTGGATTATTAAAATAAAAAATAGAGAGTATTCCAAACATAGTCACTTTAGAACAAAACAAGGTTGTTATAAACTTATGAAATTAATAATCAATAATAAACTACCCAAAGATTCATACTTTCAAGAAGCTGCTCATAGAATACTCTATGAAGAAGAATTTGCCAATTTAATAAATAAAGATAAACAAAAATATTATAATAAAAAAATAAAGAGACATATGGCTTAAGCCATATGTCTTTTCTTTAATTCAAATAATAAACTCATATCATCATATACAGTATCATACATATCTTCAGATATTTCTCCAGAATCAAGATCTTCAAAAATCTTAGCAGATCTATCACTAAAATTATCTGTACAAATATTTAATGATATTAATTTTTGTTCTAATTCATTTATATCTGATTTTAATTCAATAATACTCATAATGTCCTCCTTTATTGTATACCTCTAAATGATTTTTCTCTTTCTATTATATCTTCAATTAAAGATTTACTTTGCTCTGGATATTTTTTATCAAATATATCTATTATATTTTTATCATTAAATCTTTGTATAATAGAAATCAATGTAGAAGTTTCTACTGCCTTTAATCTAAATGATAAACTATCTAAAATTTCTTCTGTCATAACAGCATATAAATTTCTAATATTATCTTCACCAAATCCAAAAATTATATTAGTATTTGGATCAATCCATACATCTTCATTTATATGAGTATTATGACTCTTGTTTATATATAAATGTGAATGAATATCAATATACTTATTTCTTTCTGGATATTTAATCATAGTAGCTGCTAACTCTTTAGCTTTATAAAAATGACCAGCAGGAAATATTGCATACAAATATACACCATTAATAGATTTAAATCCAATATTATTTATCTCATAATTATTATTATTAATATCTTCAATATAATTATTATACCATAATTTAAATCCATTAAATGATATTTGCTTTTCATTTAAATAATTTATTAATAATGCTCCTTTGAATAGACTATTTTCTATTATATTATTTGTAAAATTTGCAGATATAATATTACTATACTCTCCTTCATAATCATCATCTGCTAATTGTTCTTCATAATAGCTTAAGCTATTAAATTCATTATGTTTCTTAACACTTCTGCATAATGGACATCTCTTAGGATCTGGAAATCCACTATTATTATAAAATTTTTTATCCTTTCTACTAAATGTAAAATTTAATCCACACTTACATTTTAATGTGCTCATACTTATTCCTCCTTTAAAATATAATTAAAATATCATTTATATATAAATAATAGTTATATTAAATACTATCTATATAAATAATTAGTTTCATTATTATAATATATGATCATAATAATATATAAATACAGTATAGCAAACTATTAATTAATAAATATAAAAGGAGGAATTATTTACTTATGAAATTTATTAAATTCGTAATTAGCTGGATGAGATACATATTAGATTTTAATCTGATAAGTGAATATCGTAAATATGGTGAATATACTTATAAGAAAATTGAATTGTTAAATATACGAGAAAATGATGATATTAAACTATCTAAAATGTTTAGTCATACTAAAGGATATGATTTTGATAATCATTTATTAAAATTACAGAAAATAAATAATATTAATTTAGAAAATATGTTTGAAAATTATGATTCTTTAGAAGAATTTACAGATAGATATTTAGAACAGATACTACAATATTCTAATCCTCTGTACCATATTGAAAATATTGATATAAAAGACAATGTAGATAATATGGATATATCTATAACTATAGATACAGCTATAGATACTTATGTATTTTTAGAAATATTAAATAATATTAGTTATAAATTATTTAATTTCACATTTGATTATACCATAAATGCATCTATATTGTATGAAAGAATATCATATGATATAATTATCAATTCTAATATTAATCCATCAAAAGATATTACACTATTTTTAATTAATATAAATCGTCAAATAGAATTAAATATATCTAATATATTTAATACTGGTAATTCTAAAAGAAAAGAATTATTTTTAGAATATATTAATAAATTTAATAGTGATAATATAAGTAATAGATTAGAATTATTAAAATCACATAATATTGAAGAAATAACAAATCTTTATAATTCGAATCAATCGAATATAAAAACAATACAAAATTTTATTACAAATGTATAATTTGTAAAAAGGGGGATAATACAATGACAAAAGTTAATGTAATCTATGAAAATGCTATGGTCGATATATGCCATGATGCAAGTAAGCTATGCTATAAGAGTAAACCAGAAAAAACACATATAGACAAATTAAAGTATATTGAGAAAAAAGTAAAAGCTGGCCACGAATCTATCTTGGAACATAGTAATATTATTATATTAGTGACTATTGATGATAGTGATAGAAATTTAATTGATTTTATGGAAGTTATGGCTTCTAGCAGACATTTAAATTATAAAATGAAATCAGAAAATGATGTTATCAGTATATTAATTGGAGGTAGTGTTTTAGCATATAAACAAATTATTAGAAATATTAAAAATTCTAATAATGTTATAGTAAGAAAATTATTAAATGAATTAGCAACTTGTACATGGAAAGAATTCTTCTATGATTTAATTATAGCTGGAATTATGAATCCAAATGAATTTATAGATTCTGAAATAGATAATGGTAAAAAATGCTTATCTCTTAAAGTTGAAGATACAGATGTCGTAGAATTTACTAATATTGATCCTGTGCAAACAATATTAAATAAAATAAATAAAATTAGTGCTATATATCATGATCGAATTGATATGTTTGAATATGATGATATTTTAGATTTAGTAACTATAACAGTATATTTTAAATCTGTAGCTAGAATAATAACACAACAAATTACTAGACATAGAAATGCTATTTCTCAACAATCACAAAGATATGTAGAAGAAAAGAATTCATTATTTTTATCACCATTTAGATTTGAAGAAAAGAAAATGGAATTAGATAATATTGATGATATAGAAAATAATATTATGTCTACTTATAATAGTTTATTAGATCAAGGAGTTAAAAAAGAAGATGCAAGATATTATTTACCTCAAGGAATAGAATCATCATTATATATGACATTTACTTATAGATCATTTTTTCATTTTCTTAAAGTTCGTACAGATTCTCATGCTCAAACAGAAGTAAGAGAAATTGCTAAAGCTTTAGAATTTACATTTGATAATTTTGTTAAAGGGATAGATTTAAGTAATGAATATTATTTATATTTAGATCCTAAGTATATATTAGCTGGAGAATTAGAATATAATGTTGAAAAATATATAAATAATATAGAATAATAAAAATTCTCTATAATTATAGAACAACTTTATAATAAGGTAAATTTTTGTTTTATAATAAAAGGGAGGAGTATTTTATGTTTAATTGGAGAAAAACTTCATATAAATTTAATATTACATTATTTATATTTTTTATTAATATAGTATATTTATTAAATTTATTTTTTAATATAAATTATGCTTTATCAATTACTATTTTAATACCTGTATTTATTTATTTTTCTAGGATACATTTAATGTATGTGATTAATTATAATAAAGATAAATTAACTGGTACATATAATAAAAAAATTATATATAAATTAAATGAAATATTATTAATTAAAAATAAAAAAGCTACTGTAGTTTTATTAGATATAGATAATTTCATGAGTATTAAAAATATGTATGGACAAGAAGTCAGTAATAATATATTAAAAGATATTTCTAATATATTAAATAATGTTATTAGAGATAATGATATTATTATTAGATGGGGAGATAGTGAATTTGTAATATTTTATAATAGAATAATGGATATTGATATTATAAAACGAAGACTTTCTAAAACTATATATGATTATTTTAGAGAAAAAGACATAGATCTATTTATCAATATAGGAGTATCTGAATATTTTAAAGATGGTATAAATATTGAAAAATTAGTTAATGCCGCTAATGAAGACATAGAAAAGAATAATATTATAGAATAGGGTTATACCTATTCTATATTTTTTTTATAATCATATATTATAATAATGAGAATAAAGTAATTGTATACTTTATTAAATATTATAAGGAGATGTAATATGAAAAAGAAAGAAAGATATAAACGTATAACTGAGTATGGAGAAAACGGTATAGCTAAGGCTACATTGGGAGGTAAAGAATTTCATGTAGATTCTAATGATAAATTATTATATACAAAAGTATATGATTGGGTAAGTGAATATAAAGATGGTGTAGCTAGTGTAGAGATAGATAATAAGTACTTTCATATAGATCTTAAAGGTAAGCCATTATATAAAGAAAGATATGATTTAGCAAGTATATATGAGTATGGTATATCCGTTGTTCAATTAGATAAGAAAATGTTTCATATAAATCTTAAAGGTGAACCATTGTATAAAGAAAGATATGAATGGGCTTATATGTATAATAATGGTTTAGCTGTAGTTAAATTAGATGGTAAATGGTTTCATATAGATCTTAAAGGTAATTAAGTAATTTTAAAAACGGTATATCTATAGCTATGCTAGATTATAAACAATTTCATATAGATAAAAATGGTAAACCACTATATGAAGAAAGATATGAATTTGTGGGGAGATATTTTAATGGTATAGCTAGAGCTAAATTAGATACTAAATTCTTTCATATAAATAAAAATGGTAAACCATTATATAAAGAAAGATATGATGACATATATAATTATGAAAATGGTATAGCTATAGTTATATTAGATAATGAATATCTTCATATAGATCTTAACGGTAAATTATTATAAATAATTTGTAATATCTCTTATCTTTAATTATATATTATAATAATGAAAGAATAATATATTGTATATTATTTATATATTTTAAAAGGAGATAAATAATATGATAGAAATAATACAAATAATAATAACTAAAATGATAATACCTTTTATATTATCAAGTTTACTATTTCTAATGATAATAATAATATTGGAAGGAATAAAAGTTAATATAGAAAGACATAGGAAATAATATTATAGAATAGGGTTAATATCCTATTCTATATTTTTTTTAATTATATATTATATTAATGAAGATAAAGTAATTGTACTTTATCATTATATTAAAACAGAGGAGTGGTATAAAAATGAAATATAAAGAAATGTATTTAAATGTTAAACCAAAAGATATTATTAAAGAAAATTCATTATTAGTATCTAATAGTGCGGAGCCATGTATAATTTGTGGCGAACCTACAAAATTTATAGATTTTTGTTTTATAGATTTTTGTGGAGAATGTCGAATATGTAGCGAAGAATGTTCAAAAGAATTTAATAATATGGTTAATAAATATGAGAAAACTATTGAATATAATAATAGGTCTTTTTCAAAAATTAGTTTAGAGCAATTTAAAAAGGATAATTGTGATAATGCATTATATAAAGAAATCTATGATGCTATTGTTTTACCAGTGCGTGCAACAAATTTATCTGCAGGATATGATTTTTATAGTCCAGATGAATATGTATTAAAAGCAAAAGAAACTATTAAAATTCCTACAGGTATTAAAGTTCAAATGATGGATGATGAATGGCTTGGTATTTATATTAGAAGTAGTCTTGGATTTAAATATAATGTTAGATTAAAAAATTCTACTGGTATTATAGATGCAGATTATATAAATGCTAAAAATGAAGGACATATATGGATAGCTCTTTGTAATCATGGAGATAAAGATTTAGTAATTAAAAAAGGAGAGCCATTCGCTCAAGGTATTTTTCAAAAATACTTTTTAACACAAGATGACATGCCAAAAAAAGATAATAGAATTGGTGGAATTGGATCTACTAATTAATATTTTAAAGGAGATTGATAATATGAAAAATAATAATGGAGTAGCAATAGCTTATTTAGGAAACAAACAATTTCATATGGATCTTAATGGTAAACCACTATATGAAGAAAGATATGATGGGGTGGGTAAATTTCATGATGGTGTGGCTATAGCTATGTTAGGATATAAACAATTCCATATAGGACTTAATGGTAAACCGATATATGAAGAGAGATATGATAAAGTTTATGTATTTAATAGTAATTATGCTATAGCTGTATTAGGTGATAAATACTTTCATATAGATCTTAAAGGTAAACCATTATATGAAGAAAGATATGACTGGGTGAGTGTTTATAAAAATAATATAGCTATAGCTAAATTAGATGGTAAAGAGTTTCATATAGACCTTAATGGTAAACCATTATATAAAGAAAGATATCACCAAATAAGTGATTATGAAGATGGTATAGCAACAGCATATCTAGATAATAAAATGTTTCATATAGATCTTAATGGTAAACCATTATATAAAAGAAAATATGACAAAGTATATAGATATAAAAATAATTTAGCTGTTGTTAAATTAGGGAATAAAGAATTTTATATAGATATTAAAGGTAATCCAATATCATTTAGAAGATATGATGAAGCATATAATTATAAAGATGGTATAGCGGTAGTTAGATTAAATGGTAAAGAATTTCATATAGACCTTAATGGTAAACCTATATATGAAGAAAGATATGATAAAATATATAAACATTCAAATGGTACTGCTATAGTATTATCTGACAATAAATATTTTCATATAAGTTTAGATGGTAAGCCTTTATATAAAAGAAAATATGATGAAGTATTTGAATTTGAAAATGATATAGCTATAGTTGTATTAGATAATAAATGGTTTCATATAGGGTTAGACGGTGAGCCATTATATAAAGAAAGATATGATGAAGTATTTACTTATTCTAATAATGTAACCGTAGCTAGATTAGGAAATAAACAATTCCATATAGGTCTTGATGGTAAACCTTTATATGAAGAAAGATATGATCTAATTTATAATCATAATGATAGAAATACTGCTATAGTTAAATTAGATGGTAAAGAGTTTCATATAGATCTTAAAGGAAAACCTTTATATGAAGAAAGATATGATCAAGTAAGTAATTATGAAGATGGAGTATCATTAGCTATCTTAGGAACTAAGATTTTTAATATAGATCTTAAAGGTAATATTGTAGAAAGTTTAAAGGCTTGATATGAGAGTTATAACAATACAAAGTTATGAAATATTTGATGAGTTTTTAAAAAATGATATAGTTTATGTTGATAAAGATAAGAGTCAATATAATACTGAATTAAAACATAGTTATGATAAAATGCAAAGTTTAATGAAAGAAAAAATAAATTTTGATGGATTACCTTTTTGGGGGTTTCATTTAGTTGAAAATTTATCACCACCTACTGATATGTCTTGGAAATATTATGATTGTAAAGGTTCACGTTCTGTGCAAGATGGTGTATTATTTGAACTTGA